AGACCGGAGCTGTGCAAAGAAAGAAACCGATTGCAGCTTAGAAAAAGTGGCTATTGTTTGTTTTTGTTGCCCTGACGGATGATTCGGCCGTTGCGTTCGTCTCCTGCCCCATCGCCGTAGTCGCCCCCTCTGCCACACCTTCCGTGCTTTCAGGCATAAACAGGATTCAACGCTGGTCGCAGAGCAAACCGCTATATCTAGTATTTTTGCTTTCTTCGTGTCAATATATAGTGTTTTTGTGGAAAGGCCGGGGTGACATCAGGAACAAACATCCGTTTGGACACGAGGCAGGTTGCTCTCCTCTCCCCGGCTCCGTCAATTCAGGCACGAGGAAATAGGTGCAGTCAGGCATAAACACCCTTTCAGACACGAGGCAATCTTCCCAGAAAACACAAAAAACAGCCCACCGGGTAGCCTTTCCTTCCTGCTGATCTCTCAGCTCGTTGGAAAGCAACCTGGTGGGCTGCTGCATTTTCTATTCAGTTTTCTCTGCGGCTGCGGAGCCTAACCGTTTCTTCTCTGAACTCTCACAGTCAAATATTCTCCGCCCCAGAAGCCGCTTGTGTCGGCTCCTGTACGCTTTCGTTCTCCTTGTCCACCCTTCCCTCAAAGATGGGAATGGCGCGACGCAGGTCATAATTCACGAGTCTCTGCTGCGGATACTCGACACCCGGCAACCGGTAAGATCTTGTCCTGTCCCAGCCACAGCTCTGATAGATCAGCCGCACAAGATTCTTGCTCTTGATCTCATATCGGTCGTCCTGATTTTTCTTTGGAACACGATTGGCCCCCTCTGCGTCCATCCCACACGCTTGTATTGCAAACATCTGCTTGGTCGGGTTGTAGAGAAAATGATAGAATTCTGGGCGGCCAATAGATTCAAGGGCGCTCCGGAAGACCGTGATGCGACCGTCTGCATATCGAAATGTAATTCCCAGCATATTCTGCTGCCATGTCTTTGCTGGCATGAATTTTCCTCCTTCCTAAAAAAGGGTAGACTACCCCCTTGGTGCTCAAACTCAATTTTTACAAATTTTGCTGCTGTCCCGGCATTCCCGTAAGCATTCCAACCGAGACAAATCCATCCATTTGCCTCAGCTCTGACTCTTGGCGATGCTGCTCAACAGGCATGCCAAATGTACCCGCAATGTCCTCCGGGTAGTACCCCTTCCGAGGATTCACAGGCTGCTCTTCCTTGTTCTCTTCAGCTTCTGTCGCTGGCAGCTGGTCAGCAGACTGCTTCTTCTTGCGCTCATGGAACACCTCAGCCGCCACAAGGTCGAATACATAGAGAGCTTCACCCTCGAACTCAATTCGGTATCCGAGGATCTTATACCGGCAGTCACCGGACCAGTCCATTTCCTTATAAAGCAATTCTGAAAACAACCGGCAGGACATTTTCCGGCTCTTACGCTTGTCCGGCTTGGCGATACACCAGCGCAAGGCATCCCTGTCATTTTCATTGCAGCCTTTGACCACGAGCCGCTTTAAGTCGCTGTTGAACATAATGTTAACATAAACCACATCCTCCAGCCCCGCAATGCAGGCTGTGTTGAAAGTAATGCTGTCTTTCCTTATTATAATGGCGGGATCTCGAAGATGTGCAAAAAGTTCCCTCCGGGCGACCTGATAGCCATCATAATCAAAGGTCTGCTCGATCTCTGTTCTCCTCTGTTCCCTCTCCGACATCTGATCCGCACTCAGTTCCAACATCTGCGGATTCTCCATCTCCATTGTCTGCTGTTTCTCCAGTTCCATGTTCATCTGGTATAGGCCACCCTTCTATTATTTTCTCTGCTTCCTGTAAAAGTTCTTCAAGGTCTTCTGAGGTTAGTGTACTGTATTCGGCCAGTTCCTTTGCCGGCCGCAAAACATCCCAATCAGCCGCATAGTGCCTCTGCTCCAGTAGATTAATCTCTCCGATGCTGGTAATCGGTCTTCCAAATGTGTCCTCCCATTCCGGAGGCAAAATGTAAATAATCTGCTTAACTGTCCTCCCTGCGATTTCAGCTCGGTCATCTGTTTCAGCTTCTTTGGGCGGAAGAACGATGTTCTCCGTCTTTACCATTTCAGGTTCGTCCAGTTGAAACAGCATAACCTTTTGGTCATCATTCTCGATAAAGTCACCACGGAAACGGTATTTCAGGTCCTGATCCCAATCCATAATGTCAAACAGCGTTTTCGCCAGTCCACGGCACGACTTGGACAGCGCACACCACCGCCCTTCGCGCAGCTTTCCCCAGTGAATTGCATTTGGATTGTTCCCATCACACGGTCGAACAGCAATACACCTGTTCACTGAATTCAACAGCAGCTCTACATACTCCACATTCTCAAATTTTTTGAGGCAGGCCGTATTAAAGCTCAGTTTTCCATCTGCTATTGTCATCGCAGGGTTTTGCGTAGTAGAGAAATACTGAGACCGAACCACCTCATAGCCACGCATGTCTAATCCTGCTTTATATTCAATCTGCCGCGTGTCCTCCAACTCGCTCATAACACTTTCAGATGCCTTTTGATATTCATCCGTTGAGAATCCGGTCCAGTCTTTATCCAGTGGTACATATCCTCGAAGGATTCCATTGTCAACAACGCTTAGTACAGGCAAGGGCCTAGCTTTCTTCGCATAGGCACGTGATGCCCGAAGAAAATTTGCTGCTTCATATACAGTTCGAGAAACTATGGCTTCATGATGATTTTTTCTTCTAAACTGCGTTCTTTCACCATTGTTCTTTTTGGCTTTGTGTGTCAAAAAATTAGGGGTAAATGTCTTCCACGCCCTAATGTCACCACAATGACGTTCATTTGCAACAATCTCGGCCAGTGTGCTTGCGCTCCACTCATAACTTCCCTGCTTTGTCTTGCGTTTATAGGCTTTAAGCAATTCTGCAATATCAGAAAATGAAACACCATTCAAGTAAAGATAGTAGATTGCTTTTACAGTTTCAGCTTCGTCCTCATTGACGATAAGGTCACCATCTTCGTCCCGGTCATAGCCAAGCAGCTCTGGTGTTAAAAACAGTCCCTTCCTAAACCGGCGTTCAATCGACCAGTTCATAATGACCGATTTTGAATGGGATTCTTCTTCAGCAACCGAGGCCAAAATCGTCAAGATCATTCGTCCATTATTGTCAAGCGTATAAATGTTGTCTGCTTCAAACTGAACACCTACAGGCGGTTCAAGGTTTTTCAGAAGGTCAATAACAGAAAGGCAATCAACGATGTTTCTTGCAAATCGAGCAATCGACTTGGTCATGATCAAATCTATTTTCCCGGCTTTGCAATCCTCAATCATCTGGAGCATGCCTTTTCGGTGTGCAATAGATGTTCCGCTTATACCTTCATCTGCATAGATTCCAACAAGTTCCCATCCAGGATGTCCTGTAATGTACTCAGTATAATAATTCTTTTGAAGTTCATAAGAAGATGTCTGTTCGTCATTATCCGTTGAGACCCGAACATAGGCCGCCACACGGCGAATTCCACCGCTCTCCATAAAATCCGCAGTAGGCTTTGCAGGGATTATTTCGATTTCAGACGCATCCGTGCCTTTATATTTATCACGGATTTTCTGCTTACGATCTTGTCCACTGTTTTCTTTCACGGTTTCACCTTATTCCCTGAGCGTCCAGTACCACTGGCGCATTTTTCTATAGCTTTGTATTCCCAGCACATGTTTTGTCTCAGCTATGGTTCTGCGACTTATTCCAGCTTCTCCAAGCCTTTCATAGATTTCTTTTGATGCCATATCACCTTTTACAAGATACTGCTTCAAAAGAGCGCAAGCCATTTCCGTTTTTGTCTTATACTCCAAAGTCTGCACTTCTTGTTTTTCATCGCAGCTTTCAGATATGGAATCAAGCCATTGGAACCCGTAATCCTCTGTTATCGAGAAACTGATTTTAGACCCATCTGGTCCTAAGCTGTTTTTTATCTGGTGAACGACACGGATATCCATGTTTTCTGCATCGCGCTCAATCTGCAACACACTTCTTGCAGCCGCCACCACGTCAATGCTTCCAAGGCTTCTATACAAGCCTTTTATGCCTTCCTTTTTGTTCAAGTGCCCTATCAGCACAATGGCGCAATCATAGGTAGCCGCCCACATTCCAAGGTGCTGCATCAGCCGCCTTGCTTTTCCAGCAATCTGCAAATCGGAGTCACTGGAGAGGTATGCTTGAATTGGGTCAATCACAACAAGCCTCGGTCGAAACGCAACGATTGCATCCCTAATGCGTTCATCATCGAGTGTCAGCCCACTGTTGACTTCTTCATTGATAAATGCCACTTTGCTGCAGTCTGCGCCCTGTTCTTCCAGACGGGGTTTTATCGTATCCGCAACCCCGTCTTCTGAGCATTGGTAGATAACCCTCTGTGGTTGCTCCAATGGTTTTCCGTCAGGAAAGGCACCTCCTGTGGTTATTTCAGCAATCAGATTCATCATCATTGTAGACTTGCCATCACCGGGGTCTCCCTGTAGCAAGGTTATTTTTCCAATTGCAATATATGGATACCAGAGCCAGCGGACTGGCGATGATTCGACCTCACTATACAGCGTCAAAAGTCCTTCTTGCACTCGTCCCAATCCCCCGTTCCCGCATTGTATAACCCTTAGAGTTCTTCAGTTTTATTATACATCTGCACTGGCGAGTTGACTGTCAAGCAGTAGACGACACGTTTTTCTAAATGTCAACTACTGCTTGACATTTGATAGAAAATATTCTCTAAGGATGCAACACCGTAAGGGGAGGAAGGTTGCATCCTTACCGCATTAATTTGCTATGTGTTTTGTTCGGCGCAATAATTGTCTTGTTCTTATGCGGGCCAGTTTGGAGGTAAAGCCATGCCTATAGACTACCCTGCGCTCGGAAAACGTATAGCGTTTTTTCGGAACCAGTCTCACCTCACGCAAGAAGACTTTGCATACGAGGTTCATCTTTCCCGTCAATACATCAGTCAGCTCGAAACCGCTGCCTGCCGACCAAGTCTTGAAACAATCGTAGAGATTGCAAACACTCTCGGCGTTTCTACAGATGACTTGCTTGTCGATAGTCTGACCCACTCCGTTTCCACAGCAGACACCGAAGTTCATCGGGTTCTGATTGACTGCAACGAACTCGAAGCTGAAATTCTCACTCGTACCTTGAAAGAATTACGCGCCATCCTTTACAGCCTCGGCGTATAAACAAAAATTGCCCGCATAAGCCACCGCTGCACCTTCTTTTCCAGAGGGTGCTTCTGTGGTCTATGCAGGCTGTATGTAACCAAGGTCTACCTTTTAGTTGAAGTCCAGCAATCGTACAGGAAATCTAACAGCCCTGTTGCTACTGTTTGAACTGTAACCGATCCGTTCACCGACTTAAGCTGGGCCTCCATTGTCTGCCATAATTCTGGCGCAAGCTCAGTTTTCTGGCCTACTGCTCCCAGAGCGTATTCTACCGAATCGTTCACCAAACCAGACAGGGTTCTCCCATCGACCGTCACTGCCCCTCTCTCCAAGCTTATCACTGCATCCATTTTCTTTTTCGCGTCGGACCATGGCAAATTCATCAAGTAAACTTTGATTGCTGCGGCAACTACCACTTCTGGCCCAGTCAATCCATAGGATTCAATATGTACCTGTTCAAGTTCATGCTTCATACAAGTTCCTCCCAATCGTGTGTCTCTGGCACCCAGCATAAAGCAAAACTCTATACATAGCAATCCCATCCAAAACAAAAAGGCCCACCGGGTCACCATCTTCTTTTGCTTATTCGCAAAGCCAGAAAGTGACCCGGTGGGCTGTATCAGTTTTTCTCAACTTCAATATGGTCTGGATATACCAGTACCTTCGATACTTCCTTTTCAAACCGTTCCTGATCCATGTTCAGCCAATCAAGTTCTCGCAGGATTGCATCGATAAGTTCTTCTTCCTTAATAAAGCGGTTGCCGCATCGCTCATTGCCTTTTCCTTTTTGCCGGTTTCGGCAGTTCCACGCTTTATAGGTGCTTTGCGTCTTGAAACCGCCAGCAGCTTTCAAAGTCCGGCGCAAAAAGGGAGCACCACATTCTCCACAGAATACTTTGCCGTAGAGGAAGTGATGCTCCCTGTTCGTTTTATGAATACCGACCTTTGCCAGTTCTTTTCGTTTTTCCAGAATTTCCTGTGCCTTATCCCATGTCTCCCGATCTATGATTGCTTCATGGTCATCCCACAGATAATTGGATTCCACCTTCTGATTCGGATTGGGCTTCTTGGTCAGGTAGTCCAACGGAGCTTTCTTCTGCAACCGCTTGTCACCCACACAGGTTTCATTTGAAACCATGTACCGGAGAGTTTCTACTCCAAACCCCTTTTTACTGTGCAACGATTGAGCCCCCAGCTCTTCCAAACCTTTAGCGATTTGCCTATAGCTCTCGCCTTCGATGAATCTGCGGAATACTTCCTTTACAATCCAAGCGTCCTTGTTGGGAACCAGCTCGCCATCCACACAGTCGTAGCCGAGAATACGATTATTGCCGAGATTGTACTCACCTCGTGCAAATCGGCTTGCATAAGCAGCCTTTTCATTTTCACTGATAGAATGACTTTCATCCTGTGCCACTGCTGCCAAGATGGATAGGACGAAATCACAGGTTGGATCATCTGTGCGGATATTTTGTTCCTCAAAAATGATTGTAACCCCCAGCGTTCTAAACCATTTGGCATACTGCTGGCAATCCACCATGTTCCGAGAAAACCGGGAAATACTCTTGCAAATGATAATATCCAGCTTCTTGGCTTCGGCGGCCGCCGCCATTTCCTGAAAGCCCGGTCGATTTTTCACTCGTGTAGCAGAATGCCGGTCAGCATATACCTTAACCAGTTCCCAGTCGGGATGACTTTGGATCAGCTCCTCGTAATACTTCTGCTGAGTTTCAAAGCTTTCATCCTGCTCGTTGCGAAAAGTGCTGACACGGCAATACGCGGCCACACGTTTCTTTGCCACTGGGATTTTTGGCATTACCTTTTTAATAATCATTTGCTGCTACTCCATTCTCCTTGGCACGGAGGTTCTTTGCCGTCTGCATGGCAGCATTACGCTGTGCCTCCCGCGTATTCACTGACTTCTTATCAGCCCGCACCACGCTCACCGGCTTGTTCTCGCTCCGCTGCGCACGGTCCAGCGAGTTCCGATAAAGCTCTGCCACATGGGTCGGTTCCTCAACCTTGGATGCATTCAAAGCAACCTCGCTCTCCAGACCACATTTCCAGAACACCCGCATGGTGTCCTGTTTAAATTCAATGTGCCCCACCAAGTCATCCAGCCAGTAATACTGGACGGTGTCCAGTTTCGGGCTCTCTGCCTTGATTTCCAGCATCCTCTGCATAGCTACCGTCCGCTTCTTTTCCTTGATTTCAAGGGTGTTGTAGGCTTCCAGCAGGGCAGCATCCACAAGATACCCTTTGACCGCATACCCACGGCAGCCGTCCACATCAAAGCAGCCAAGGATGCGCTTGTGGCTGTTCACTTTCATGACCCTCGGAATCATCTTCTTCCCACACAGCGGGCAGACAATGTTTGTATCGAAGTAGGGATACCGGCTGTACTCCCCATGCGGAGATTTCAGTTCCATAATGCGCTGTACCTGCTGGTAGGTATGGCGGTCGATAATAGGAACATGGTGGTTCCTGACGTTGTAGACCGGAATCACAGTCGAGTCGTTCCGGACACTCCTATGGGAAATATGGTCAACACTGACCCATTTCTGAAGCCGCATATCACCAATGTACTTCTCGTTCTCAAGGAGATACTTAAGGGCGGTCTTGTTCCACGTCTGCTTGCCCCTTGCGGAAGGAGCCTGTATAAAGGTCAGCTCATCCAGAATGTCCGTCATGGGGATGCCGTACTGGTACATTTTGAAAATCATCCGCACAATGGCAGCTTCGTCCGGTTCAATGACAATTTCACCGTCCTTGGTCTTCCGATAGCCATAGGTCTTGGTCCAGCGCGACTCACCACTTTCAAACCGCTTGCGAATGCCCCATTTCAGGTTTTCGGAGATGGAACGGCTTTCCTCCTGTGCAAAAGCCGCCATGACCGTCAGAATCAGTTCGGACACCGACGTTGCCGTATCCAGTCCTTCCTTTTCAAAGTAAAGCTGGACACCGATGCTCTGAAGATGGCGCACATAGGACAGACATTCGACCGTGTTGCGGGCAAATCGAGAGATACTTTTTGCCATGATATAATCGACCTTGCCTGCCTCGCAATCCTCCATCATCCGCAAGAACTCTTTACGCTTTTTCACGCTGGTTCCGCTGATGCCCTCATCGGCGTAGACATCCACCAACATCCAGCCAGGGTGCTGGGCAATCTTAGCGCGGAAGGCTTTCATCTGCTCCTCCAAGCTGTGGAGCTGAATCTCCTGGTCCGTGCTGACACGGGCATAGACTGCAACGCGGACTGTTTTCAAGGTGCTAAGTGCCTGAAAGCCAAGCTTCTGTACCCCAGTGTCTACCTTTTCTACTGTAATTTCCATGTACTTTTCTCCTTATTGCCATTTGGGGTCGTTCAGGACCTTCTGCTGTTCATCATTGTATTTTTTTCGTCCGGAGTGGAGCAAGCCCATCTGAATCATGGTCTGCACACGCTCGAACTGTTCTCTGCTGACAATACCTTCATGATGGTCCTCCAGATGAACTTGGGCGCGTTCTCCCCTGTTCCGCTTGCTGTATCGGTGGCCGTTCTTGCCGTAGGCCGTGTAGTAGCAATCCGTCCAGTAATCCCCCATGTATGCGACATTTTTCAGCATATTGGGTAGTCGATTTCGATTCTGAGACCATGACACACCGGTATTTTCCTCATCCTCCATCTTATCCAAGCAAGCTCGGATATCTGCGTAGCAGACTCCTTTTGCCGCTTGGTCAAAGGCATAGCGGACACGGCGGGCCTCGGATTCTTCAATTCTCCATTCACCCTGCTTGTTGACCCTGCGAAAGCCGTAGGTCACACGGCCGGTCGGAATGCCCTGGTCATGGAGATAGGCGATGCCTGCTCGAACATTCTCACCGATGCTCTTGGACTCCTCCTCGGCAATGATGGCAAGGATGTGGAAGAACAGCTCGCTCTGGCCATTCATCGTGTTAATGCCCTCTTTTTCAAAAATGACCGGGATGCCCAGCTCTTTCAGCCTACGCACCACGGTCACACAGTCAAGCATATTTCGGGAGAAACGGGAGATGGACTTGGTATAGATGATGTCGATTTTGCCATCCATGCAATCTTGAATCATCTGTCGGAATTCCGGCCGACCCTGCGTACTGCGTCCGCTGCCTTCATCCGCATAGACCTTTACGAGTTCCTCATCGGGGTTATCGGAGAGCAGCTCTGTGAAGTAGCTTTTCTGAATCTCATAGGAACCTTCCTGACACTCCATGCCGGTGCTGACTCTGCAATAGGCCGCCGCCCTTTTCTGTTTCACTACAATTTCCATTGCGTCATCCTCCTTGGGGTAGTCGTATAATGCCGCATGTATGGCTGAATAGCAAGTTCTGTCGCCCAGATAAATCGGCATATTACCGACAAACTATCTGCCTGACAGAACGCCTGAATTGCAGCATATATGACAAATGTAAAGGGCTTCCCGGTTGGATTTGGGAAGCCCGGAGTGCGGCGTTTGAATCAGCCCGGTCTATGTGCCAGAGAGTGCTTTTGTGTCATCGCAACGAGGTGATATTAGACCTTCTTGACGTAATCGAGGCTGATCCAGCCGTTACGCTTGCCGGCAAAGGACTTCAGCAATCCCCACTTGGATGCACCCTTACCTGTTGCCTCCGCAACAATGGTGAACACACCCTTGCCAGTAAAACCACGGGAGCCATAGTTCGTGCCGGGGCCTTTGCGGATGCGCAGGTCAGAGATAGACACCCGGACCGTGTAGGGCTGAAATGCCGTGCTGGTGGGATAGACCGCCTTGCCGTTCTCATCGAACACCGAGTAGCCGGGATTCTTGTCAGCACACGCCTTGGCGTTGCTCAGGTCACGGAAAGCTCCCTTCTGAGATGCAGTATCCGACCAGTTCTTGCGCACACGGTACAGGGTCGCGGCGGGTGTGACAGGCGTAACAGATGCTGCCACATCGAACTGGGTCAGGTTCCACTGCTCAATGACCCGGCAGAGGTTCTGCATATAGTCAAGGCTCGTCGCATAACCGCCATCCTTGATGATCTGCACCGCTTTCTTATAGTCCGTGCAGCCTGCCAGTCCCTCGTACCGCTTCTTGCTGCCGTTCATGGCACCCAGCAAATAAGCGGAGTGATCTGCAATGGAGTCCTCAATGGAGCCGTACTTGCGGAAGTCGGCCGTGACGGTCACATAGCTGCCATCCGTGTTCTGCTCTCCGGTCTGCATGGTGTAGACGGAATGCCCATCCCACGCAGAGCCAGCCCAGCTGTTCCCCGACAGCGAGGATTTCATGCCAAAGCAGTTATTGGCATTCTGTGGCAGCTCGGACTTGCCGTAGCCGGATTCCAGAATGAACTGCGCCATGGACACGCTGGCAAGGATGCCGGACTGCTTCTGGCTTGCGGTAAACAGCGTGGCCACCTTTGTCACAACCTCTGCGGACTCCATATCCTTCAAAGAAGCTGCCTGCAAGCCAGTGGACGCAACAGGAGTGCCCAGTGCCGCCGTTACCTTGGCCGCCAGATCACTGAGGCGGCTGTACAGCCAGTCGCCGGGGCAGGCTTTGTTCGCATACCAGCGGTGGACGGTCAGAACCATCTCATCCGATGCCGGCGCATAGTTCAGCGTCTTGTTCTTGTCCCCCAGCCAGAGCAGCTTGGTCTTACCGTTCCGCTTGCAGATGTCGGTACAGAGCTTGATAAGCGAAGTGTAGACGGCACTGTTCATGGCGTATGGGTGGGTCAAGTCACTGGCGCACTCGATAGTGATAGCCCGCTGATCGTTTGCTGCACTGGAAGAGCACCAGCTCCGGTTCTTTTCTTCGACACAGAGCGACACACGGCCGTCCTTGCCGATGCCGTAGTTACAACTTGCCTGACGACTCGGGCTGATGAAGCAGCCACAGATACTTTCCGCAGACAACTGCCCCACCACACAGTGCGGGGTGATGCGGTCGATGCTGTGTGTCCGCTGCCCAGAATGGTTCGGGCTGAGGTTCGTATAAACCACTAAGGGACTGTTAGTGTATGCCATAGAAGATTCCTCCCAATAGAAAAAAGCCCGGATTGCTCCGGGCCAGACTGTGTTGATTTGGTTTTTGGTCAGGGCAGAAGCAGCTTCATGCCGATTCGGATGGCATTGGAAGTCAGGCCGTTCAGCTCACGGATGTCCGTGTAGTGGGTACCGCTGCCGAGCTTACGCTCTGCGATGCGCCACAGGTTGTCCCCTGCTACGACTTCGTACACATCTCTGCCGACAAAGACATAGGCATCATCCTCGTTCAGCACATAGGCAATGCCGTCCTCCGCCTCCGGGCACTTGATCTTCAGCCAGTTGTCGCAGACCTCCAGCACCTCCACGATGGTGTTCATCGGGTACACAGTCACGACCTCTGCTTCGAGACTGGGTTCCTTGCGGATGTTCATCAGGGTCTTCAGCTTACCGAAAGCAACGGCATCCGGCTGTGGCTCTGCGGACGGGAAGTCCTCTTCGCCATCGCCGGGTGCATCGTCGCTGGGCTTGTCCTCTTCCGGGATATCCGTTACAGGCTTCTCCTCAACGTTCTCCTCACGGGTCGTAGGCTCATCCGCCGGGTAGATCACGGTGCCGTCCTCGGCAAAAACATAGCTGCCGGGGTTCTCGTCACACTTCGCCTTTGCATTCGCCAGCAGCTTATATGCACCGAGCTGGGATGCGTCATCGTTCCAATCGGTCCGAACACGATAATAGCCGGTGTTCAGCTTTGCAGGATATTCGTTCATAGTCGTTCCTCCATCAAAATTGAAGGAGAGGTTGCCCTCTCCCAATAGACTCCTTCATAAAGCGCACGATTTTTTGGCTTTGGGGAGGTACTTTTCAGAAAACTTCTCTCATTATGCTTACTGAAATTCAGCATTTGGTACCCAGTTCTCCAAATTTTCCTCTCATAAAGCACAATGAAAATGGCGAAAAGTTGTATAGTTACCCTTCTTTTTCGTCATTTTTCTCCGGGACGTGCTTCTCGTTGGTCAGCTGGATCAGCATATCCTTCAGCTTTTCGGGGATGGGAATACCGATCACAGCAGAATTTTCAAGAATGGACAGACCTTCATTGGACAGGTAGAAGAAGATCACGGCGGTGCGAATCGCTGCGCCGTTCTGAAGCACCTGCGTATCGATCACATTCGCCATACCTACCAGCAAGAAGATGCACACCTTCTTAGCAATGCCCTTAAAGCCCACCTCGCTGGACAGTTCCTTGCGGATACCCGCCGCAAGGATGCCGGTGAAGTAGTCGGTCACCACAAAGACGATGAGTGCGTAGAGGAAGCCATCAAAGCCTCCGAAGAACCAGCCGAGAAAACCGCCCAGTGCCGCAAAAGCAAACTGGAGCTTGTCGATTACATTTTGCATATTTGTACCTTGCCTTTCCTGCCCGTTTCCGGGCATAAAGAATGGGACGGTTTTCGCCGTCCCTGTGTAATGGTGATCTATATTAACACAGCCGTAGAGCTGTGGGGTATTAAATGGCGTTCAGCATACGAGCAAGACTGGCTCCGATCAGTTCATGTCCGATGGGGTTCGGATGCACACCGTCAACGATATACTCTGCTTTCACCTTGGCGTTTTTCGGACTCAGACCAACAGTCCAGCCATCCAGCACCGCAAAGCCGAACTCATCTCGTGCCACATCGTAGATAGCCTGTTTGTACTGAGCCAGTGTAGCACCCACCTTGTTAGCAGCCTCACTGGAACGATGGAACGGTGTCAGGAAAACGATGCGCTTGCCGGGATACTTCTCGCAAAGCCCACTACACAGTACATGAAGGGCTCCATAGAACGATACATCTGTGGTGTCAGCAATTGTTCCGAGCGCAACGCCTGTGCCGTAGTCATTGGTGCCTCCTGCGATCACGACCATGTCTGCCGCAGCGTCCATACTCGAATATCGCAGAGAAATCGCGCCGGTCGGAGACTGGTACGAGGTACTGGAAATGCTGATGCCAGACACACCATAGTTTCGGCAGGTTGCGCCCAAACGCTCACAGGCGATTTCACAATAACGCTTTTCAGCCCGCTTATTGGGAGAAGAACCGCCCACAGGGGTATACGCTCCATAAGTGATGGAGTCCCCGATAAAGTTGATGGTCTTCCCTCTCCAGTTGGAGTTCTGCACCTGCAAAGCCTGTTCAATGGATTCCTTCACGGATTCGTTCCACTGAGCGAGTTTCTCATCCACAGCCTTGTTCTGATTATCAATAGCGGTCTTGTTCTCTGCCACCGCAGTCCGAATCGGCTCCAATTCAGTCTGCTTGTCCTGTTCGATCTTGCTCAGAATCGCCGCCTCTCTCTGGACTGCCCTCCGGTCTCTATCTGCACCTACTCGGTTCAGAAGTTCCGTTAGGCAGTTCATACACGGCGTTCCTTCCGTATCACAAACCACAACCTGTGCTTTCGCCGCTTCTTCTTCGGTCAGATTGATATAGAGATACTTCGCAGAACTGCGGTTCCATGCGGAAATCGATGTCAGCATCATAATAGCACCGTCATCCATCTCCTTGAAATGCTGGGCAGGAACAATGGACAGTCGTCCAGCATAATGGAAGTCACCCTCCATGCCACCCCAATTGCCACGCATAATGGCAGGCTTGCCGCGCAGCCCATAAAAGAGGACATTCAACCTGGCGTCATGGAGGCTCCCGGTCGGAATCAACAGATAATAGCCTTCGCCATTGGGATCAACACGCCCCGACATATCATCGCTGGTATTCAGCCCACTAACATCCACATGGCCTTTATAAAAGGTTCCGCCTCGAATCAGGTCATAATCGTTGCGCCATTCTTCGTGAATATACTTTGCAAGACTTCCGTGAGCTGTGCCATCCACCGTCTCAGCGTCGGCCCCTGCATAATAGGCATCCACTGCCTTCAAGCGCTCACTCAGATTGGCATAGGTTTTTCCATCTGCATCCACACGGGCATCAAGGATCTCAGTATCAGTGGTATTACCACCGACAATACTGTTCATCCGAGCTGTAAGCTGATTCTTGGTGGTTTCCAAGTCTTTTCGGCCAGCCGCAAGGTCATTTCTTGCAGTTGTCACCTGTCCAGTCAGGGTAGTGGTCGTTTCCTGAAGATTTTTGGCAATACGCTGCTCGGTAGTTGAGAGTTCCTGACTGATAGCCGTATGCGTATCCGTCAATTCTTTGCTCATAGCTGTATGAGTTTCCGAAAACTCCCTGCTCATATCAGCCTTGGTCTGTGTAAGGTCAGTATGCATCTGCTGAACGTCTGCATCAACATCCTGCTCCAGCTTACGGACCTGTGCAGAATACTCCGAGCAGATTGCCCAGTATTCCTCGCTGCTCAAAGCAGTACCCGCCGGGACGGACTTGCGGCTGATATAGCTATCGCCCGTCTCCGGCTGATACACGATACTGAGCATCTCGTACTTGCTTCTTTTATTCCATGTGCCGCAATGCTTCGGCACAATGCGTCCACCTACGAATTCACCCATGATTTCATTCTCCCTTCTGCTTGCTCAAAGGCTTACCAACGTCTTTTTTGCAAGCAGGGGGAGGATGAAAATCAGCTTTCAGGAGTACCCCCCCCCCGATTTTTTCTTCTTATTATCGTTCATATTCATACTTATCACTCCATTTCACAGAATCAGTCGTTCCAGCAAGCTCTGGAAGGATGCAGCAATGATCTCGTGCCCCTTTTCATCGGGATGCACGCCATTGCCGCCGTCCTTAGAGAATGCGAGTTTGCGGAAATTTTCATCATCGGGTCGCAGGTTGGATTCGTGGTACAGATCCAGGCACGGGATGCTGCGCCGTTTGCAGATCTCAACGATTGCCTCCGAGTACTTCGCCATACCGCAGGTTGTCTTAGAAGGCATACTGCCGACCCACGGAGTCGGGGTCACGATACCCAGCCGAGCCAGAGGGATGCGTTCGTAGATGGCGTCGATGGTTGCGTTGATACAGCCACAGATCGTATCGGTACCCGTATCCGTGACAGTTCCCAGCGTCTGGTCAGACGAGAGATCGTTGCCGCTGCCAAAGATGGTGATCACATCGGCATCCTCCGGGATATCACTGACGCGCTGGTAAAATGCTCGGTTGATATCCTTCCGCCGCATATAACCAGTCCCACTGACACCGAGGTTCACAGTCTTAATGCCTGTCTTTTCGGCGATATAGTCGAAGTAGTGCTTCGTGGTACGGCTATTGCTTTCCGTCAAGCTGTCACCAAGGCACACCCATGTGCGACCAAACCACTTAGGTTTCATGCCGATAAAATAGCCACGAGTCATAGGCTGGATGCCGCAACTCTGCATACCGTTGATGCAGGCAATCCGAATAGAAGCTGCTCGTGCCGGAGAAGTCACAACCTTATTCTCAATCTTGCGATCAGTATTGCCCGTGTTGTTTTCGCCGCCGATGCGATTACCGTTTTCATCATAAAATGCATACAAACCGTACCCGGCTTTTCCGGCAGCACTGATACAGTACGGTGTATACGGTTCAACAGAAATCGGTTCGGATACTCGGTAGTTCGTATTGCCGGAGGGCTCCTTTACCTTTGCACCCGTGGTGGGGTTCAGCACAATGCCATTGTTCTCGGTAACTTTGAGCTTCTCTCCGACCGTGTACTCATAGTTACCATCAACGACCCTGTCCGCAAGATAGCTTTCCAGACCAGCGATTTTGCCATCTCGCTCCGTTGCCTGTTCCGCAGCTGTGCCGACCAGTTCTGCCGAAGGATAACTGATTCGTGTAACTTTTTTGATTACACCTGTGAAGTGGTTATTCTCCACCCACGCGATGCGCACCGTTGCGGCAGTTGCCGGAACTGGAGAAATACGGTCACGATAACCCGCAACTCCATCCGTCTTTTCTTGATAGCCGCCAACCACCTTGTCATCCGCATCGTAGAAAGCATACAGATACTTATTCCAGCCGCCGGAAACCGTAAATGCATACAGTTCACCGGGGTTAACCGGAATCGGATCGGATACACGGAACGCTGTATTCTCGGATGCCAGTGGATGGACTTCACCCGCCTTCTCATTGATGCAGCGGTTTGCGGTGTAGGTGAACTCCAGTGCCTCACCCTCAACAACAGCGGCACTAAGCAGTGTATTCTGCTCCCCGGTTGCCGCTGCAATCAGATCGGCCTTCGCCTTTTCCAGACCAGTCTCCACCGCGACCATCCTGGATTCAGGTTTCTCGTTCAGCTCATTGGTCGGGAAAAGGAAACGAGTCACTTCCTCCACCTTACCCATAAAATTCGAAACCTGAATCCAGGTGATACGCATACTGACTGCCCCAACCGGCGCGATTACGATTCGATTTTCGATTTTGTCGGACTTGTTATCCGGCGCGATCTCACCAGCGAGAACATTCTCGTTGCTGTCATAGAATGCATAGTAGTATTTCTTCCAACCACTTGATGCGGTGATAATATACACATGGCCTGCCACAACAGGGATCATCTCCGAGGTGTGCCAATGACTGTCGCTTTCATTCGCCAGCGTACCCACCGTGCCGTTCAGATTGATGAAGGTCCGAATCGTGGAATCAAAGGTCAGTTCCTTTGTTTCACGACCAGTCGCCTCATCCAGAAGCTGGGACACGATTGTGGTAAGCCAATCATCCCACTGACCGCGTGTCTTTTCCGCAGAGCGCATTGCTTCGCCTAGTGAGGCATGGGTCGTGCCCTGGTTGTCCACGCGAGCATCCAGAATCTCCGCATCCGAGGTCTTTCCCCCGGCAATGCTGTCCATCCGTTTGTTCAGCGTATCCTTGGCATCCTTCAGTTCCTGCCGGCCGGTGTTCAGGTCGGACTTGGCCTGTTCGACCTTGCCGGTCAACTCCGAACTGGTCTGTTCCAGATTCTCATTGACACGCTGTTCTGTTTCCGACAGCTCCTGACTGATCGCCTTGTGCGTATCATCCAGTTCCTTGCTGATTGCCGTATGGGTCTCCTGAAACTCCTGACTCATGGCATTTTTGACAGCCGTAACATCACTGTGCATCTGCTGAACATCTACGTCTACATCCTGTTCCAGCTTCCGCATCTGTGCGGAATAATGGGCACACAGCGACCAGTAGCTTTCATCCGACAGCGAAATGCCGGTAGGCACGGCCTTACGGCTGATATAGCTGTCACCCGTTTCACTATCCAGCACGATCATCAAGGGCTCATAGGTCTTCTTCTGGTCCCAGACACCCACATGGTCCGGTACCACTCGCTTGCCAACAAACTCTCCCATTCTAGTTCCTTTCCGGCTTACGCCTCATTGTATCTCACGATCAAGTGACCTTCATCGTCCATCTCAAAGATAAGTCCCAGCGCATCCCATGTCGTAAACACCAGATGCCCGTCCATGTCGATGGACGAGGTAACCAGCCCCTCTGCGATGTCCTTCGCCACCTTATCGATGGTGCTGGACACAGACCCCTGCGCCAGTCCCAGCTTATCGTCCGAGCGCATCACGAGGTATCCGTCATCGGTGATGAGGAACTCCAGAATGCCCTTGGCGGCTGCATCCAACGCCTGCTTATAGGTCAGCGTGGCGATCTTGCCGTTCTTGACCGCCGCACGAGCCACATTCAGCACCAGACTGAACGAACCGATCACATCTCCCTCATCGGACAGAAGGTAGATGTCAATCGGGAATCGACCGTACACCTCACTCATAAAAGATGTGACCGTCAGGATAACTGCACCGTCATCTACGAACACAAGGTCCGGGCGGGTTTCACTGGAATACTGGAACACCGCACCATCCGGTCGGGTCGCCGAGTAGCTGACAATGGTGTCCGTGCTGACCTTGTACTCCAGCGAATTTTGATACAGCCTGCACCTCACCTTTCGGGCTTGGTTGTCATATTGCTTGACCGGGATGTGGGTCGGGATCAGGTTCTCTGTGAATGACAGTTCCACATCCTGAAACACCGTGAACGACTTAGCCACCAGTGCCTCCTGCGCTGGTTCCTCCGCTGTCTGTACCGCTGCTTTCACCTTCCTGTTTGCCATCTTCTTCGCCTCCTCCCTCTGTCGTGGTATCCGGGTCAGGTTCAGGCGATGTCGGCTCATAGCCTACCGTCTGCCAAATCTCTCCGTCCCACAGCTTCAGCCGCAGGGCAGTCGTATCGACCCAGAGTGCATTCGTTTTCGGATTCTTTGGTGCTGACTCCTGCGCACAGATGGACGGAGCATACCGCTCATCCAGTTTCGCCAGCAGCGTTTCGGACAGCTTATCCGCTGTTCCGTACCGCTCGTCTAGGTTTTTGATGAGTTCTTCTGACAAGGCAGTTGCCGTCTTATATCGCTCATCCAACTGTGCAAGCAGCACCTCGGACAGCTTATCTGCCGTACCGTATCGTGCTTCCAGGCTTTTGATGAGTTCTTCTGACAAGGCGGATGCCGTCTTATACCGCTCATCCAACTGTTCGAGCAGTTCTTCAGTCAGTTCTTCGGCTTTCTTATAGCGTTCATCCAACTCCTGCAGGGTGTTATCCAGCAGCAACGCCGTCTTGACCGGGGAATCGTCCTGCTCCCAGCCGTAGCCCCATGTCTTTCCGCCATCGGTGGAGATGAAAAACCCATCCAGGCTGTTCTTCCACGCAAAGGTAGACTTTGCCAGTGACCCGGCATTGAAGGCATACCGCACGGTATCGCCGTTCACCTCGGTCACGTTCTGATAATGCAGGCCGAACAGACCGGCCAGCAGGGTACCGTCATAGACCATCGACACGGAAATGCCGCCGATCTGCTCACCCATGCTGGTCTCCACACGGAGGGCCGTGTTATAGGCTTCATTGGCTGTGTTTCGGATATTGCTCAGTGCTGTAGTCAGAGACGAGTTCCGGCTGCTGACCGTAGAGTTCGACAGCGTAATGCCATCGTACCGTTCCAGCAGACAGTCGTACTGCGTTTCGGTCACCTTGGAGCTGACCTCGATACCGAGCTTGGAAATGAACACATGGACGGTATCGCACAGGCTCACCTGCTCCGCTTCCACCACATCCTCATAGTCTGGGGTATTCCAGAGCTGGATGAAGTCGATGTCGATATCCATCTGCGGCTCGGTCAGGCTCGTATTCTTCAAATAGTCCTGCGCAAAGGAGCGAAGCATTTCATCGGTAGGCTTATCCTGAAAACCGCTGGTGCAATCCAGCACCGTGATCTTCTGGTACGGAACTGACCGCTGCTCCACCAGTACCACCTTCTCCGGCAGCTCCGTCACCTCGCCGGTTTCGGAATTCTGCCAGTACGGATGTACACCCGTGATGACGCTCTCAATGTTCTTCTCCATCTTGAAGTCGATGAGGTTTTTGCCGTAAACGATATGCACACCGTGGTCTGCGCCCCGGTGATGATGGAGCTTGACCGTGTATCGGTCCCACTCGTACTCTCCGCCAAAGGTGTCCAGCACCGAGCCGTCGATACCGCCGAGGCAGTTCCGAAAAGAGGACGGCACCGAGAGCCGGAAAGAAGCACTGGAAGAGATATCCGTCCAGACCTCAAATGGGCACTCGGATGCCGCGTGGTTTCCCAGCCCTGCCAGTGCACCGGTGCAGCCGGTCGTGGCAAAGGGCGAGACCGTAATAAAGTTGAGCTGATACGAGATGTGTCTTGCTTTGACCGTCAGCCTGCCGTCAATCGGCGTTGCGATTTTGTAGATACGGAACGGCTGCGGTCTGCCTGTGTCGGATGGCTTTGCAAGGATGATGTTTCCTTCTTCCAACTGCTCCGCATGGATACCATCTGCCGGGTATACCATCTCCAGCTCAAAGCTGCCGTTTCGTTTTTCCGTCACGATGCAGGACTGTGCATCTGCCAGCTTGCCGATGCCGTTGTGGTCGAACTTTGCCTCCGTGGATGCATACAGGCAAGGGATCATCCCGTTCCACCTCCTTCCTCACAGCGTCCACCAGCGCGGAGTCACCTCCACCGCTGTGATACCGCCCGTCCATGCGATCTGTGTCTTTCCAGCCGGCAATTCCGGGAAGTCGTCCGAGAGAATGGTCTCATTGCAGAAGCCGCCCGCATTGTAGGCATTGTGCGTCTCACAGTTCAGCAGGACATAATCCTTGATGCTGTGGATGGTAATGGATTCATCGCCCACATACAACACACCGCCCGAATCTCCGTAGACCTTGAAGATGGGCTGTGCCGGGAATGCGAAGGGGTTCATGAGGTTGCTCCGACTTTCCAGCCGCACAGTCCTCTGTCCTTCCACGCTCCACCGCTGGGGCTTGCAATTGAACACCAGATCCATCTTGGCGGCTTTCTGCGCCGTCACATCGAACTCCATCGCTTCGGTGCAAACTGCCATCCGGAAGAAATCCGGGTCATAGGTATCCTGCAATTTCTGGTAGCCGACCGGAGACAGCAGCCACGACTTGACTGCGGCGGTCTTAGCAGGCAGACCGTTGAAGAAGAACGCTTCATACTTGATATCCACATTTTGATACCGCCGCCGACCTGCCCTTGCATTCTCGCTGATGATGTCTCCGTTTCTGCCAGGGACCGATGTGCTTTCTACATCCGCTGCCGGAGAATCGTACACACCGGGTCCGGACAAATATAAAAGGAAGTCCTTGCTGGACTTCCCGGCAAAGGACAGATACTGCCGTGCAAACCTGCCCTTCAGATCAAACTGGGATACTGTCTTTTTCTCAGGCAAATAGCCCATACGCATCACCTTCTTACTTATAGACCGAATCGTCCTGGTCGATCATCTCATTGATCTTGTCAGCCACGATCTGTGCCAGTTCGTTATCGTTCCGGGCGTTGTAGCCGTTCACTGTGATGTGAACGCCACCCAGATTCGTGTTCTTTGTCGTTCCGCCGCCGGCCAGAGCAGCCTGCGGAAAATTCCAACCGCTTGTGTTCAGCCGGGGAATATTGATCTCCGGCAGGCTGAAGGAGCAGATTCCCGCCATCCCCTGCTGAACCTTAGAGGCCATAGACCGGATCTGCTTCAGCAGACCGCCCTCGCTGTCCTTGATGCCGCCAATCAGCAGCTTCATGAAGTCAGGCATATAGTTGTCGGCATCTGCCAGCGGTCCTTCGTCCGGCACCGAAAAGTGCAGGAAGCTGCGGATGCCGTTTGCCACGCTCTTGGCGGCATTGCCGACCCACGACACGCCTTTCTTGATGCCTCCAGCGATACCGCTGACCACATCCTTTCCCCAGTTCACCGCCGAGGAAGCCACGTTCTTGACGCCGCTCCAGATGGAGGATGCCACGTTGCCGATGGCAGACGCCGCATTGGAGATGCCATTCTTAATGGCAGTCACACCATTGGAGAACACAGAAGTGACCTTATTCCAGATGTTGGTCACGCCCTCCCGGAAGCCATCGCAGTTCTTCCAGAGAGCGGTCAGCCCAAGGCCGACACCGCCAACAGCGGCCACCGCAATACCAGCAGGGCCAGCAAGACCAGCCAGTGCTGTACCTGCCGAGGCAAGCACACCGCCAGCCGAAGAAGCGATACCAGCCAATGCACTGCCTGCACCGGCTGCGAGACCAGACACCGTTGTGCCAACAGAACCGAACAGCCCAGCAATCGCAGAACCGGCCGAGCCAGCGATACCGCCCAGCGTAGAGCCTACGCCGGAGAGCAGCCCAGACAGGCTGCTGCCGACACCGCCGAGCTTGGAGAGGACACCAGTCGCTACACTGCCAAGGTTCGACAAGATGCCGGTTCCGCTGCTACCAAGGCTGCCCAGCTTCGAGATAACACCGGTAATCCCTTGTCCCAGACCACCCATCTTGGAGGTCAGCCCGGAGATCAGGTTTCCGAAGTTTGAGACGATCTGCCCGCCATCGGCGTTGCCGATCTTCGACAGGAAACTCCCCATCTTTGTCAGCAGACCACCGCCGCCATCCGTTCCCAGTGCATTGCCGAGGTTCGTGAGCGTCTCGCCCAGGCTGCCGAAGGTACTCTTCATGGAGCCGAGCTTGTCCACGATTCCGGTGACCGTGCTGACCGTATCGCCCACCTTGCTGATACCTTCGCCCAGTCCCTTAAGGAAATCCGAGTTGAAGGTATCACCGAGGCTGTGGATCGCATTGCCCAGAGAACTGGTCTGGTCGCTTAAGTCTCCGATGGAGGTCTTCATGTCGGAGAACCCCTGCTTCACCTCATCGCTCATGCTGCTGACCGATGTTTTGGTGATCTTTTCAAGGTCACTCCAGACAGACTTAAACTCGCTGGACATGCCTTCTAGACCGTTCATAAGCCCAGTTCGGATGCCGGATGCCAGTCCGCTTGCAGCAGACCGTACTCTGTTGGTGCTGCCAGTGATCGTTGAAGCAAATCCGCTCACCACAGACCTCACCTTGTCGCCCATGTCTCCTACGGGCGTGTTCAGGTTGGTTCTCATGGAGCCGGACAGAGTCTTGACTGCCTTAACGACCTTGCCTTGATTCTTCTTGATGCCGCTTGCCAGCAGCTTCATGAAGTCCGGCATATACTCGTCCGCATCGGACAGAGGACCGGTATCGGGCACAGAGAAGTGCAGCAGGCTTCTGACCTTGCCTGCCACATTTTCTGCGGCCCGAACGACCGAGCCAGCCGCCGCACGAACACCGGCCGCCATCTGGGAGCAGATGTCACTGCCCCAGTTGTATGCCGAAGAAGCAATGGAGCTGAGAGAGTTGAAGCTGCTCTTGATGCCGGACACACCGGAAGAAACCGTGGAGCGCAGGTTCGACATTGCGCCGGACACCGCCGACTGCACGCTGGAGAAGGTAGAGCTGGTCGCGGATTTCACACCGTTCCAGCCCGTGGATACCGTTGACTTCACAGAGTTCACAGCCGAAGTTGCCGTATTACGGATAGTATTCCAGCTGGAACTAAGGACCGACTGGATGCTCGACCAACTGCTGCCGGTCAGGCTGCGGAGATTGTTCCAGCCAGCCGTGACTGCGCTCTTGACTGCGTCGACCGATGCTGTTGTCGCATTTTTAATGCTGTTCCAGCTCGTGTTCAGTGCCGTTTGGATGGAGGTCCAACTGGATGTTGTCAACGTGCGCAGGTTTGTCCAGCCGGTCGTGACGGAAGTTTTCACTGCGTTGACCGAGGCTGTCGTTGCGCTCTTGATGCTGTTCCAGCTTGTGTTCAGTGCCGTCTGGATGGAACTCCAACTGGATGTTGTCAACGTGCGCAGGTTAGTCCAGCCATTGGTGACAACCGTTTTGACTGCACTGACCGCAGTTGTGCTTGCGGATTTGATGGAATTCCAGCTTGCCGTCAGGCTCGACTGGATGCCGGACCAGCTGGATATTGTAAGGGTGCGGAGCTGTGTCCAGCCATTGGTGACTGCGGTCTTTACGCTGTTCAGGCCGGAAGTCACAGAAGTCGTGATGCCGCTCCATGCTGCCGTAAGGTTGGTCTTGACCGCATTCCATGCCGTAGTAGTGTCCGATGCAATACCGGACCATGCTGCCGACACAGATGCCTTGATGCTGTCGATCTGGCTCGTCACAGACTGCGCCATGCCAGTGCAGGCAGTCGATACGGAGGTAGACACACCCGACCATGCGGTCTGTGCTTCCACCTCCACACCGGACCATGCGTTAGAGGTATCCGTTTTCATCTGGGTGGTGGAATCACTGGTCTTGCCGATAATGGCATCCCAAATGCCGCCGAAGAAGCCGGAGATTCCCTCCCATGCGCTGGAGATGCCAGACTTAATGCCTTCCCACGCAGTGCTTGCCGTAGACTGGATACCTTCCCAAGCCCCAGACAGCCCGGTGGCCACCGTTTCTACCGCCGAGGTCACGCCGGACTGGATACCGTCCCAAGCAGTAGAAATCGCACCCTTGATGCCATCCCATGCAGACGAGGCGGTCGTCTGGATTCCCGTCCATGCAGTCGAAAGCCCAGAGCCGAGCGTCTCAACCGCGCCGGACACAAAAGAGGAGATTCCCTCCCATGCGCCGGAAATGACGCCCGAAATGTCCTCCCACACAGTCGATACCGCCGACTTGATATTTTCCCAAGCCGTAGACCAGTCGCCGGAGATGACGCTCATGACTGTCGAAATGACCGCCGAGATCGCATCCATGACGCCGCTGACCACACCGGAGATTGCATCCCAGACCGTAGAGAACACAGTCTGCAAGCCAGTCAGGACACCACCAAGGAAATCCGAGATTCCGCTGAAGGTGGACTGTGCGTTCTCATCCATTTCCCCGGTTTTCCCCGTGAAGAACGAGACGATGCCGTTCCAGATACCCTCGAAGAAATCCTTGATTCCCGTCCAGACCCCGGTAAAGAAATCCGAGATCCCGGTCCAGATGTTGGATGCAGTGGTCTGGATGCCTGTCAGGATGCCGGAGAAGAAATCGCTGATTCCCGTCCAGATTCCTTCAAAGAATCCCTGAATGCTCTCCCAGACCGAGTTCCAGTCCGTACCGAACCAGCCGAGGAACACATCCGCTACACCCTTCAAGGTGTCCAGCACTGTGGAGAAGATGGACTTAATTCCTTCCCAAATTCCGGAGAAAATACCTTTGACTGCCTCCCATGCTCCGCTCCAGTTGCCCTGGAAGAGATTGGAGAACACATCAAACAGACCAATCAGCGTGTCGAGGACTGTTCCCAGTACCGTGGATACAACCTGAAAAGCACCCTCAAATACAGGGGCAAGCACCTGACAGAAACCATCCCAGACTGCTTTCAGCACCTCGACAATGTCTTTGAAGTCAAAGCCGAGGGCATTGAGCCGCTGGGTCAGCTGGTCGCAGAAGCCGCGCACTTTTTCGACGATGCCATTCCAGATGTTAGTAATAGCTGTACGGAACTCCTCATTGGTATTCCAGAGGTGCATAAAAGCAGCGACCAGTGTACCAATGACGGCAACCACTGCCATAACCGGTGCAGAGATGCCGCCGAGGGCTGCACCCAGCTTCCCGAACAGTCCGCTTGCGCTGCCCACCCTAGTGGAGAGCAGCCGGATGCCCTTAGCCAGCGAACTGAAGCCCTTTAATGCTGTGCCTGCTGTCGATATGGTTTTGCCCAGCACAATGAGCAGCGGCCCGATGGCCGCGGCCAGAGCCGCCACCTTGAGGATAGTCTCTCTGGTGCTGTCATCCATGCTGTTGAGCTTGTCCACGAATGCCTGCACTGCCGACACGATCTTGCGGATGGTGGGCATCAGGAGGTCGCCAAAAGAAATAGCCAGCTCTTCCAACTGAGATTTCAGAATGGTGAGCTGACCATTTAAGTTGTCCTGCATGGTTTCTGCCATGCTCTCCGCAGAACCGTCACAGTTTTCAATGGCGCCACGGAGCTTATTGATATCCCCTTCCCCGGAGTTCATCAGGGCAAGGAAACCGGACATGGCGTTCTTGCCGACCAGCGATTCGGCATTGGCTGCCTTTTCGGATTCGGTCAGACCGGAGAAGGCCACACGGCAGTCCGCAAGGATATCGTTCAGGCTTCTCATGCTGCCATCTGCGTTGCTGGTAGCAATGGTGACCTCGCCGATGTTTTTGCCCGCAAAGGTCACTTCGCCGGCAAGGTTGTTCATGATGGAACGCAGCGAAGTACCAGCCTGGGATGCCTTGATACCGCTGTTTGCCATGAGGCCGATGGCTTCTGCGGTGTCCTCTGCGCTGAAACCCAGCGCACCAGCGATAGGCGCACAGTACTTGAAGGTCTCGCCCATCATGCTGACGTTGGTGTTTGCATTGGACGATGCCGCCGCAAGGATATCCGCAAAGTGACCGGAATCCGAAGCCGACAGACCAAATGCTGTCAGTGCATCCGTGACGATATCCGAGGTAGTCGCCAAGTCCTCACCGGATGCAGCAGCAAGGTTCATGATGCCCTCGATACCATCCAGCATGTCCCCGGTCTTCCAGCCGGCCATCGCCATGTATTCCATAGCGGAGGCAGCTTCGGAGGCGGAGAACTTGGTCTTGGCGCCCATCTCGCGGGCCTTTTCACGCAGGGCATCGAAGTCAGAGCCGGTCGCACCGGAAATGGCGGCGACCTTGCTCATTTCCTGATCAAAGTCTGCCGCTGTTTTGACAGCCGCTGTACCTAAGCCCGTAACGGCTGCCGTAACAGGTAAGAACTTTTTGCCCACACCCTCGACCTGAGAGCCGACCGTCTGGAGCTTTTCCCCCACCGCATCGATCTTGGCAAGGGTCGTATTGGTTACCGCCGCCTGTTCCTGCAGGGATTTGAGGTTCTGCTCCGTCTCCACGATCTCACGCTGGAGTGCATCGTACTGGTCCTGCGTGATCTTGCCATCTGCAAGCTGCTGATTGGCCTGCTCTGCCGCCGTCTTTAAGGTGGTGAGCTTCTCCTTGGTGGCTTCGATAGCCTCCTTCAGCATCCTCTGCTTCTGGGTGACAGCTTCGGTGTTGGAGGGGTCCAGTTTCAGGAGCTTGTTGACATCCTTCAGCTCAGCCTGCGTTGTTTTGATGGTTTTGTTGACGCTTTCCAGGGCCTTGGAAAGTTTTGTAGTATCGCCGCCAATCTCAACGGTAATGCCTGCGATTCTGGATGCCATGCGGATAACCACCTCCTTCGGGGCATAAGTAAAGGCCCATCCGCACAAGGCGAATAGGCCAAAGAAATATTATAGTCAGTATCAAATCCGACCAACTTGCATACAATATATTTGTAAACAAATAAGTCGATGTTCTTGTTGACGTTTTTGCAAACCCGTGCTATAATGCAAGTGAAGAAAGGAGTTGACAATTATGGCATCTGTTATGAGTGCAATCACCAATACCGTTCCTATCACCCAGTTTAATCGAGGGCTTGCCGGCAAGATTTTTGATGAGGTTAAGCAGTGTGGTGCAAAGGTTGTCATGAAGAACAACACTGCGGAGTGTGTCCTTATCTCTCCTGACGAGTATGTCCGCCTGATGGACGAACTGAATGACGCTCGCCTTTTGGCGGTCGCCTCCGAACGTATGGCGCACTTTGACCCTTCTACCTTGATTTCCGAAGAGGAAATGAACCGTCGGCTCGGTGTCACTGAAGACGACCTCGCCGGTTTTGACGAGGTAGAAATCGAATGAGTTGGAAAGTCGAATACCTCCCAGAAGCGGAAAAAGACCTCAAAGGTTTAGATGGAAGTCAGCGCAATCTTGTTCTAAAAGCAATCAAGAAAGTTCAGCAAAATCCTCTTCCTGTCGATGAGAATGGCTACGGAAAACCTCTCGGCAATCATAGCAGCACCAGCCTTGCAGGTTTAATGAAAATCAAACTTCGCTCCGCTGGTCTGCGCATTGTTTACCAGCTTCGTCGTACTGAAACATCCATGATGATAATTGTCATCGGAGTCCGAGCTGATGAAGAAGTATACGAACTTGCGCAGAAGAGAATCCGCAAGCACGATATACTCGGTTGACTATCTGCGCCTAATCAGCTATAATTCAATAGCAATCAGGTTTCAGTAATCTTGCGAGGTCTGAGACCGGGAAGATGACCTTCGGGCCACCTTCTTTCTCCCCCAGCTGTGCACGGCTGGGGGATTTTTCTTTATCCTCACAAACTTTCGTGCTTATTTTGCAATCAATATAAGCACGAAAGTTTGGTCAGAACCGGTCAAAGTCTGCCTGCGATGCCAGCTCCTGATACGGATATTCATCGTTCTGCCGCTCTGTGAACATGTCGTTGACCAACCCGATGGTCAGCAAGTCTAGGTCGGCTATGCTGATACCGAGCTGCACACAGCGCAGCATGAAGAGCGGGGTGGTCATTACCCGCTCACTTTTGCGAGGTTTTTTCTTGCCTCTACCTCCGTCTGGACATTCAGACCCCACAGTTCGATCAGCTGAGGCAGAATCTGGTAGATAGAGAAGGTATTGAAGTTTTCCAGCCACTCATCCGGGGTGTCCGGCACCTGGTCCGGATGGGCGTGCTTCGCCATAATATAGGCGATATTCTCGAACATCTCCAGACTAAACAGGTCAAGGCCGGAGCTTTCCTCATCGTTATCCCCCACGCTCTTTTCCAGAGAACGCAGGTCTTTGTAGATATCCCGGCCGAACTTAATGCGATACAGCCTCGGCACGGCTGCGCTGGCGCGGAAATCAACCTGCTGTCCATCGATCTCGATTTTCTTCGTAATAGCCATAAGTCAAATCCTCCATTTCATGTAGAAAGGGCAGAGCCTCCGCCCTGCCCTCAGTTCGTGTCGCGCTTACTCTGCCGGGTCGATACTGACCAGTGCATTGCTGCCGCTGACGGTGGGCAGCTTGCCATCCCATTTCTGGATCTTCTGGTACTCGATCAGAGGTTCCGACAGGCTCTCTGCAATCTTGCGGTTCGCTTCGGCCTGTGCATCCGCAGCAATGGAAGTCTTCTGTGCCTCTGCCTCGGCGTTGGTGATCGCCACTTGCTTGTCGGCTTCTGCCTTTGCAATGGCGGCCTCGTTCTCGATTTTCTGCTTGTCAGCGTTCTGCTGGGCAATGGACTTCTGCTGGATGGCAGTGTTGTATGCCTCTTCAAAATCCATGTTGTTGATGACCACCTTATTGATGAACACAGCACCCTCGCCATACTTCTGGTTCAGGGACTCTGCCAGCTTCTGCTGTGCCAGCGGCTCGATCTTGGTGCGGTTGGTGACCTCATTGGGGCCAAGCTCGGCCATGGCGGACTTGATGGCAGATGCCACCAACTCGTCACCAACCAGATTCTTGGTGTCGGATACATTGGCATACAGCCATGCACTTTTTTCCGGGAGCACCTGATAGGTCACGATCACATCTGCGGCATACACAGGAGTCTTGTCGGAGGTTTCGCCCCAGATCTGTGCCTCGATGTGCTTGTCCTGCTGCTTGTTGGACACGGTATGGATGCTCTGGACAAACGGAATGGTGAAGTTGAGCTTGCCGCTCTGGATGGTGGCCTCCTGAATCTGGCCGAAGCTGGTCTTCACGCCCGTGTAGCCGGTTGGGACGATGGTCACCGACTGGAACAGCAAGAAGGCCACGAAGATGACAGTGAACAGGGAAAATACACGATGCTTTTTCATTTTGAAAATCTCCTTACACAATAATGTAGGAAGCAGAGCCGAAGCCCTGCCTCGGTTTATCAGCCCTGAGGATCAGTCTCCTCAGTCACCACACTGGATGCCTCTGCCTGCGGCTCATAGACCTTCTCGTACCACTTGTTGTAGACATCGTCGCTGGTGTTGGTGCCGGTCTTGGCCTTGACATAACCGTTTGCCAGCGGCGTTGCCTGCAGGGTCAGGGTGTCGGTCTTGACCTCCTTGCTGTCCTCGTTGGTATCACCTTCGATAGACGGACGGCTTGCCACACAGTTGTACATAACATGGCGGATATGCCGCTGGTCGCCATCAAACTCAAACAGGAATGCGAAGTGCTCCAGCTCGGCATTGGCGTTTTCCGCCAGAACGCCGTTGCCATCCAGTTCCTCGTGCATAATGTCCGTGAGGAAGGACTCCGGAATCAGGGCGATTTCCAGATCACCCTCATAGCCGGAGTTGTTATTCACGACATAGTAGGCGATGTTGTCCGCATAGAACGGTTCGATCTCACCATTGGCATCCAGAGACAGACTGACTGCACCGGGAATGCGTACCGGGGTATCGTAGGTAACGCCGCCGTCCTCGTCAAAGGTCGCCTTGGCGTAATGGCAGTTTTTCAGGCCGTACTTGACCTTGTTGCTTTTCTTGCCCATTGCTTTCTCCTCTCGTGAAAAAAGCCCTGCGGCTGACTCAGACGGTCAGCTCATACAGGACTTCATACATCTTCTCCGTCTCGATCCAAACCTCGCTCTTTTCATAAAAGAGTTCATGTTCGGTCAGGACTTCTTCGATTGCTGCCTCAGTATCCGGATCTTTGTAATCGGTGTACACCTCGATAGCCAGCCGATTGAAATGGTGGTACACAAGGTTGTCTGCGCCGAAGTTTTTCGCTCTCGGGTACAGGAAACAGATGAACGGTGGGTCGGGGCTCTCCCCCTCTGCGAAATGGTCATACGCATAGGGCAGCCCCATTTCTTCCACCATTGCCTTGACTTCTGCGTGGGTCATGGTGCCTCCTATCCCAGTGCCTTCTTGATAAGGGACTGAAGCAGTTCTACGCCTTCCTGCTCTGCGGGAGCGATATGCGGTATTGCTGCCACACGCCCACCGCCACGCTTCGCATGACCGTTTTCCAGCAGATGCGACAACTGATATCGGTCTTTGGAATGGACGACCATCTGAAGGCTCTGGCTGGATTCTTCCTGCTTGGTCGCCACCCAACTGGACTTATACCGTCCAGTCCGGGACGGTGCGCCGGTCTCGATCTTTTCCTTGACGGTCTTAGCAGATTTGCGGACGGCACGTTTGACCTCAGAGGATGTCAGCTTGGAATACTCCTGCAATCCCTCATTGACGGCCGCCGCAAGCCCATCCACGCTGACGGTTTTACTGCTCATCTCTGCCTCCGTTCCAGCCTGCAATGCAGCTTTGTGGTTTTCTTGTTGTAGTTCATGGGGTCAACTGACGTGATGTCATAAAGCTCACCACGAAACAGTACCCGGAACCCGGTAGAAGTCAGCTTATTGACCTCGCTGCACCAGCGTACCGTGAACACCACGCTTTTCTGTTCGGCTGTGACTTCACCTTCATCCTCCTGCGCCTCAAAGGTCGAAGCGTAGGCGAAGCAGGTGTAATAATCCACCCATGCGTTCCGATGATTGCCAACCTTATCGGTCATGTGCTTACTTTGCTGGATCGTGATCCTCTCGTTCAGCTTATCGATCATCAGAACACCCCCTCCCTCACAGCGAACAGAATGGAACGGAGCGTCAGCATCAACTGCTTATGGTCCGCTTCGTCCCGGTGTTCGTACAAATAGCCCAGCGCATACAGAATTGCCACACGGCAAGTGCTGCGCAGAGCTTCCAGCTCCCTCGTTGGTGTGACCCCGTTCTCGGCATCCCGGTCAGCGGCATTGACTGCCTCCCACTGGTCGTCCGTGAGCCGGCCCACATCCTTACACATCTGCTCGGCCGAGGAAAGCAGAATGCCGATCAGGGCATCTTCATCCCCGCTGTCCACGCGCAGATAGGTCTTTGCTTCAAAAAGCGGGATCAGTGCCATGATCGGTCATCCCCCTCTCTTATCAGCCGCCGGCAGCCATCTGAAGGAGCTGCACGGACTCGGGCAGGATCAGCTTGCCATCGACACGCTGGGTGGTCAGGAAGCCGACCTGATCCGTGCGGGCATACAGCTCATTCAGGCGGCGGAAGGTGCGGTTCTGGCGGTCAGCCACCCAGTAGTAGCTGTAGTCACCAAAGGCCATGACCTTGTTACCGCCCTTGATCTCCGGCATAAAGGCGGAGGTCTTCAGAGGACGGTTCAGCAGAGTATCGGGCTTGCCGATCTCCAGACCCGGCTTCCAGATATAGTTGCCGTTGTTGTCCTTGATGGTCATCAGCTGCAGCACCAGTGCCTCGTTGCAGAGGAACTGTGCCTTCTTACGGTAAGGAGCCTTCAGCGCATAGTACAGCTTGAAGATCTCATCAAAGGTGACAGCATCCTGCTTGGCCGCCTTGACACCGACCTTTGCACCGCCGGTCTCAGCCAGCAGACCCAGAGGCTTACCAACACCGTCACCGGTGATGAAGGCACGCTCCTCGGCATTACCCATACGCACACCGAACCGGCGGGCAATATAGGTGGCGAGGTCGAAGGCAGAATCGTTCAGCAGCTCGTTGGAGATCTTGATCATGGTACCCAGCTTGTAAGCGGACAGCATGGTCTGACCGAAGGTCGCATCGCTTTCGGGGATTTCCTCGCCCTCATCGATCCAACTTGCCTCGCCGGTATCCTCTGCGATGGGGATCTTGCGGGTGCCGGAGCTGGTACGGATGACAGTCGCCATGCCACGGAAGATGTTGTTCTCCTCCAGTGCCTCCACCAGCTTCTTCTCGAACTCATCAGGAACGGTAAAGCCGCCCTCGGTGTCCTCGCCCACGGACAGAGCGTTGCGGACCTCGCCGTAATGACCACGGTTGCGGATCATGTTCCAGAAGTTCTCGGCGTACTCGGCAGTAGCAGTCGGCTTCACATCCTTCTTGCTGCCGTTCTTGGGATCGGCATGGACGGGGTTGGAAGTGGGCGCAGACAGCTGTGCCTCGATCTGTGCCTGCTGTTCCAGCCGCTCGATCTCAGCACCCAGGTCCTTGACCTCCTGTGCCATCTTGTTGTACTGCTCCACAGCCTCGGCCTTCACCAGACCGTTATCGCCACGGTTCTTTTCCAGGAAATCCTTGGTCTGCTCCCAGAGGGTATTGCGCTTGGTGCGCAGTTCCAGAATCTTACTCATAGTGTTGTACCTCCATGAATTTCGTGTTTTCGGCATGAAAAAAGCCGGGGTGCATCATTTCATGCACTCCAGCTGTTTCATCAGAACGTTGTAGGAATAATCCCCTTCCTCCGTCTTGCCGTCCATGTCAAGGACAGGACCAGCTTCCGCAGGGGGATCACTGGGCGGCTCCGTTTGAGCCGCAGGGGTATTAGGCTTGACTCCCAGACGATTCAGGACGATTAGATCCATCTGACGGCTGGAGAAAAGGTGCCCTGCCGCATCCTTCTGGATCGACTGCTTTTCTTCGCCCTCGCCCGGCTCCTCATCGGGAGTCTCCTCCGGCTTTTCGGGGTCTGCCGGATCACTGTCGGGTTCATCCTCCTTCTTTGCAAAGAGAATCTCATCCGCAAAGCCCAGCTCCACGGCTTTCTTGGCGTTCATCCAAGTCTCATTGCTCATGAGGTTGGCAATGCGGGCATGGCTTAGACCGCTTTTTGCAGCGTAAGCATTGATGATGCTCTCCTTGACCTCGGTCAGCACCTCGATGGCCTTTTCCATATCCTTGGTGTTGCCCATCGCAATGGTGCTGGGGTCGTGGATCATCAGCATAGCAACGGGACTCATCTGGACAACATCACCGGCCACAGCCACAACGGATGCCGCAGAGGCGGCAATCGCATCAATCTTGACCGTGATACTGCCCTTGTAGTCCTTGAGCATGGTATAGATCTCGGCAGCGGCGAACACATTGCCGCCCGGACTGTTGATCCAGACAGTCACATCTCCCTCACCGGATTCCAGCTCATCCCGGAACATCTGCGGCGTGATCTCATCGCCCCAGAAGGATTCCTCATCGATGGGGCCTTCCAGCCGGAGGGTTCTGGTGTCATCACTGTCCTTGATCCAGTTCCAGAACTTCTTCATCTACTTCTCCTTCCACTTTTCTTCGGCATACTCTCACTCTGCCGATTATCGCTGTCAGGTTCTTCTTCCGGGTCTTGTTCCTTCGGCTGTGTCTGCTTTGGCTGATTCTGCTGGACTGCGGCAGCCTTGTTCTGCTGTGCCAGTCCTGCGTCTTTCAACTTCACATATCCGCCGTTCAGGTAGTAGTCGTCTCCGCCCTGGTCAGCCGGGATCAGGTCCATGTTTTCCAATCGATGGATATCGTTGGGAGACAGAAAACCATTGCTGATGCCGGTGGCATAGCCGTTCATCCGGCTCTGGTAGTCGCCGCGCAGCAGACCGTCCACATTGAACTTCGGAAAGTAGGTATCCTGCTCTTCCTCCAGCAGGAGATCCTTGATGATGCCCTGCTCAATGCGGACGAGCCACGGAGTCAGGGAGTGCATCACGAAGTTCAGCGACTGGTATTCGATGTTGGAGAAGGTCGCATGGGACAGATCCGCTACCAGATGCGGAGGCACACGAAAGATACGGCAGATCTCCGTCACAGAGAACTGCTTGGATTCAAGGAACTGACTGTCTTCCGGCGGCAGCGACACGGGCTTGTAGGTCATGCCCTCTTCGAGAACAGCCACCCGATGCGCATTTGCCGCACCGCCGTAAGCCGCCTCCCAGTTATCCCGGACACGGTTCGGATCTTTCATGACGCCGGGATGTTCCAACACACCGCTGGGCTGTGCGCCGTTCTTAAAGAACGCCGACCCGTACTTGTCCACCGCAATAGAAGTGCCGAGGCTGTTCTTCATCATGGCGATTGGAGAAAAACCAATCAGCCCATTGAAGCCCAACCCCGGCACATGGAAGATCTCATCCCGGCGAAAGTAGATGTCCTTGTTCTGCTCTCCCGGAACTTCATCCGTATAGGCGTGGTAGATGTAGTACAGCTCGCCGCTTTCATCGCGATCCACTTCGACGTTTTCCGGCAGCAGCGGATACAGACCCAGTACCGTGTTCTTGCCATCCCGGACGATCTGTGCGTAGGCATTGCCCCAGAGGAGCAGGTGGGTCATCAGGGTCTCCCAGAACACAAATGCCGTCATTTCCGGGTTGGGCTGTCTGTACAGGATCTTGTACAGCGGATGATCCCGCGCCTTTTCCTTGTTGCCGTTGTCGTCCGTCACCCGGTACAAGTGCAGCGGCAAGGCAGCAATGGATTCTGCCAGCAGTCGGACACAGGCATACACGGTCGGGATCTGCATAGCTGCCTTTTCATCCACCTGTTCCCCTGCATTGGAACGGCCAAACACAAAGGTCTGCCCGGAATCTCGGACATTGTCCGTGACCTCTGGCAGACCTTCTTTCGGTGATGGGGTTTCAGGTTGGGGAGAGTCTCTTGGGTTTTCAAAACCCAGCCATTCCCAGAATGTCATTAGGCATTATCCCCTTTCTCCAGCTCCGGCAGACCTGCAAGGCTGGTACCGAGGGAGGCCACGCCAGCCACGATCGCTGCGCTGCCTACTGCCATCCAGTCCACCGTGCCGCTGGGCATCTGGGTCACGACCAGTGCTGCACCGGTCTGGAACATGGTCTTTGCGGCGCGGATACTTGCAGCGCGCCACCAATCTGCACTCATCAAATACTTCATTGTGTTTTCCTCCATGATTTGTGTATCAAAAAACGATCATGTCACGTTCATCGTAGATACTGCCCTGCTGCTGTCCTTCATTTCGGATGCAGCGGTCCAGCGCCATGATCGCAGCGACGATACCATCGATTTTCTCCGGCGACTTTGCCTTGGTCGGCTTGATGTTGCCGGCCGGGTCGGTATCCACGACCACGTTGCCAGCCATCCATGCCATGACGGGGTTGCCGCCGTGAACGATATTGCCTTCCATCAGAAGCTTGTAGAACTCTTTGGTAGGCGGGCTCATATCTTTGAAGCCCTGACCAAAAGGCACTACTGTGAAGCCCATCCCCTCAAGGTTCTGGGTCATCTGCACTGCTCCCCATCGGTCAAAGGCAATCTCCAAAATGTGATAAGTCTTGCCCAGTTCTTCGATGACTTTTTCGATGAACCCGTAATGGATGACATTGCCCTCGGTCGCCATCAGGTAGCCCTGCTGGAACCAAATGTCATAGGGCACAGATGCCCTGCGCACACGCTGGGGAATCGTATCCTCCGGAATCCAGAAGAACGGCAGCATGATGTACTTTTCTTCCGGGGTTCTGGGTGGGAACATCAGCACAAAAGCCGTGATGTCACCGGTGCTGGACAAGTCCAGTCCACCGTAGCAGTCACGGCCTTTGAGAGCTTCCATATCGATTGGCTGGCTGCCGAGGTTGTATATGTGTTCCGGGATAAATCGGGTCAGTGAGGACACCCACATATTCAAACGGAGCTGCTTGAACACATTCTCCTCTGCGGGATTATCCAGTGCCTCCTGAAACGCATCCCTGACACGCTGGATCTGGATGGTCTGCCCCAGTGAGGGGTTGGCTTTATACCAGTTGGCTTCATCGTGCCAGTCATCCTCATCGGTCAGACCGTAGACCACCGGGTAGAAGGTGTGGTCGATCTTGCGACCGGCAAGAAGGTCAAGGGCTTTTATGTGCAGCTCATAGCAGATGCTCTCCTTGTCCGTGCCGGCCGTGGTAATCAGGAAGAACAGCGGCTGTTCACGGGCGTCACCGGAACCTTTGGTCAGGACATCGTAGAGCTTGCGGTTGGGCTGGGCATGGACCTCATCCAGCACCAGACCGGACACATTCAAGCCGTGCTTCGTGCCGACTTCCGCTGACAACACCTGATAGAACCCTGCATTGCTGTAGTTCACGATACGCTTGGTTGCCGCCATGATCTTGCAGCGTTTCATGAGAGCTGGGGTCATCTGCACCATCTGGTTGGCAACGTCAAAGACGATGGATGCCTGCTGACGGTCGGCGGCTGCGCCATAGACTTCTGCGGAGGGCTCGTTATCGGCAAACAGCAGATACAGTGCCACCGCAGCGGCCAGCTCGGACTTGCCGTTTTTCTTGCCGATCTCGACATACGCTGTGCGGAACTGACGGTTGCCACGCTCGTCCACGATGCCAAACACATCCCGGATGATCTGTTCCTGCCACGGCAATAGCCAGAACCGTTTGCCCGCCCACTTGCCTTTGGTGTGACGGAGGTTCTCTATAAACCGCACAGCCCGGTCTGCCTTTTCCACATCGTAGTGGGAGGTCGGCAGCATGAACCTGCTGGGCTTGTAGTTCTTGAGCGTCGGATAATTTTTAGGGCGTGTCTCTGCCATTATCCGTCACCTCCCAGCAGGCTTTCCATCTCATCGGCGGCATTTGCAGGACCGCCGTCCGATGCAATGATCCGGCTTCGGGAAGAAGGTGTCAGCCCGAACTGTTCAGCAAACCGATTCATGATTTTCAGATAGGTCTGGGCAATAGACACCTGCGGCACCTGCTGCCAGTACCCGGACGGTGTCTTAACGATGGAACCGTGCTGGGTGATGAATTCTTCCGCCTCCTTCCATCGTGCGTATGCCTGACAATAGCCGGCGAAGGCAGCCATGTCCACTTCGGTCAGGATGCCGATGGCTTCCATCTGCTTGGCAAGCCGCCGCCATTCCTTTTTTGCTTCCGGCTCCAGCCATTTCGGACACGCCGGTGCCTTCTTTGTTGGCTTCGGTTCGCTGGTATTCAGCGGATGCTTACCCGGATTGCCTTCCAGTTCCTTCATGGCGGTCGGCTTCGGTTTTCTGCCTCTGGTAGCCATGGGCTTCCCCTCCCTTCTTCAAAAATTGGTATAAGAAAAAGGACCTCCGAAGAAGTCCTTTGTATATCAAACACGGTGGATACGAGACACAGCCCCCTGCGGGGCGTGTGTCCTTTGTGAGTTATGCGTTGGGGTTAGCTTCCTTCCATGCTTCGTACTCGTCGGCAAGCTCGGCCTCCTCGATGACCTGCCAGATGCTGCAAAAGCGGATGCGCTGGTGGGCGATGTCCTCGGCTGTCCAGCTTTCCGGCTTTCGACTCATGTCGTGGTAGGCGTCCATCTCGGCCTTCGTCCGCTGGAAAAGGATGTCCTTGAGCCGCAGGGTTTCAGCGTTGTTCCGCAGGGTGTACCGCTTGTCCTCGGCTGCCCGGCATAGTCTGCCAAGGTCATCGCAGTTGATGCTCATGTCCTGCTTGAAGGCGATCTCAATGCCGGTCAGCTCTCGCTCGGTGGCGGCTGCCTGGATGCGGGTCAGGTAGGTTTTGGCGTTCTTCATCATGGTCTGTATCCTCCGTGTGTTTGTTTTCCCTTTCGGTGTCTGTATATTACCGTCACCGGGGCAGTATATCAAGCGGCTATGATACACGATCATTCGCCCACAGTCTTGTCGGATATGTGTATATCCTGCACGCGGAAGATCTGCCGCAACGAGCAAAAGCCCCCGCAGGGAGCCCCCGCCCATATCTCAGTGTGCGTTCCGGATGCACCACTCCATGGCGTGTCCGGCATCCGTGTACACCTCATCCGAAATCTTCAGCAGTTCCAGCCGGCACTCGATCGATGAAAGCCCTTCCTTGGGGTCCTCAGCGAATCCGTAAACCGCAGCCTCCACGCCGCCCTTCCAGTTCGTTTTAGCCACCAGAAGCCGGTCTCCAAACTGCAGGATGCTGTCGTAGCAGGGATTGAGCAGGTCGTTGTAGCTCTCGATGCTGATGCTGTGTTCCGGGAAGTTGTTCAGATGCTTCTTCATGGTGAAATCCTCCGTGTTTTTCATTCCGTAGGGTCTTTCCCTTTCGGTATGCACATATTACCGTCATGTAGGGAGGATAGCAAGCGGCTATACCGCACAATCATCTGCCCGGAATACCGGGCAGAATGTACATCACTCTCCGTCCTCGGCATCCTGTTCAATGAACTCCCGGATTACTTCATAAAAGAGCTGGGGGCGTATTCCAGTGGCTCACGACCATGAGAAAAATCAATTTCTATCTGGTCCTTGACCATCTCCTTGGCAGTCTCCAGCGTGAAGCCGGCCTTATCCTCGTCATTCATATTGTTGTAGATGTCCACGATAAGGTCCATGACTTTTTCGTCGTTCATACTCATTCCTCCGTTGCCCCACCACCCCGCCACACAGCCCCTGTGTGGGTCTTGTGCGGTTTGGTTGGGGAGTTTGTCGGCCTGCGCCTGCGCCCCTTTGTGGGGGCTGTGTCGGGCTTACTTCTCCGCCCTGCCCAGAAGGTAGGCTTCCTCCATGGCTTTCTGGATGCCCCAGACGGGAACCTCGATGAAATCCTCGCTGTCGCAGCCGCGCGCTTCAAGGTCGCCTCGGTTTTCCACCTCCACCATCAGGCGCTTTGCGATGTCCAGCAGGGCTTTCTGCTGCTTCTTGGTCAGGGTCTGCTTTTTCATATCAATGTACCTCGCTTTCGTTTTTGTGGCTGTATATTACCGTCACGTCCCGCAGATAGCAAGGCCGCAGATCACACGATCATTCACGCCCGGATCGGTGTATATTTGAGAGTCCATGCACAGGAAAAGGGGCCGCCCTTTCAGGCAAGCCCCCGCAATTTTCTGCTCAGTAGTCTTCTTCCTCATCGTAGTCATCTTCGCAGTCGTCGTAGTCCTCTTCCTCATCGCAGCTGTCGTCCCAGTCTTCCGCCATATCGCGGTAATCCCACATATCCTTGGTGGGCTGGCTGCGAAGGTCGGGGGTCTGCTTGATGTAGTCGGCAACCGCACCTTCAAGGGTATCCAGAACCTTTTCGTAGGCATCCTCGCTGAAGATCTCCCAAAGGGCTACGGTCAGGCTGCTGATCTCTGCGTTGCCCTTGGCGATCAGGAAGCGGGCTGCGGGGTTGCAGGTTTCTTTGCCGTAGCCCTGGTTGACCATGTCGCCGTCGTTGAAGAATCGGTACCCGATCCGTGCGGTGGCTCTGACCAGTTCTCCGGCGAGGCTATCCGCCTTGCCGCTCGTGGGAACCAGTTCCTCGAAAAGCTTATTGATGCGGTTTTCATTCTTCGTCATTGTCGTATCCTCCAGCGTGTTTTTTGTGTTTTCCGTGGGGTTTTCCCTTTCGGTATGCACATATTACCGTCACTTTCGCACACTATCAAGCGGCTATGATACACGATCATTCGTTCCTAGATTTGTGTACATTCGGGCGGTATGACATTGGACGGACACGAGCAAAAGGCCGGTTTCCCAGCCCCTTGCCCCTATCCGTCCGGTTCACTTGCGGATTTCGAGGTAGCTTGTATTGCCCCAGCAATCGGTGGTCTTGAACCGCACCTTCTGTTCGGTTTCCCGGTCGAGGGCAACCTTCTTCAGAAGTTTCATCTTCTGGATGTGCCGCAGAAGGTTTGCTGCGTTCTTGGCATCTTCGATGGCATCCTGGATCTCGACCACCGAGCAGTCGGTACCGTACCAAAGGTTGCTGAGCGCCTCCGGAATGCCGTTGGCAGTGAAAAGTCGGATGTTCGTGTAGGTCATGGTGTTTATCTCCCTTCGTTTTTGTGACTGTATATTACCGTCACTCAGGGGTGATAGCAAGCGGCTAATGTACACGATTATCTAGCCCAGCACTCCGGAAAATGTGTCACTTTGCGCCGTTGTGGTATTCCTCGATATACTGCCTTCCGTCCGATTCGGTGACCACCGCAGGGTAGCGCACACGGCTGCCGTGCCGGGTCAGGAGCTCGGCGGCAAGGTCTGCCAGTTCTCCGAGGATCTCCATGTTCCATTGGAGGTCGTCATCCTCCGCCATGACCTTGCAGAATTCATACGCAGCGTTGTAGATCTCATCGTTGCGGGCACTCTGGGCATCCGAAAGCTCCAGTTCCTCATCCGTATCCGTCGCCGTGGGTTTCGGGCACTCTGCCCAGCGCCCTTCGTAGGTCTCGCCAGCCTCACAGCCGTCGGCATCGTATTCGTTGACCCGAACCCACCGATTCGACTGGAACACACGCTCCGTGATGCCGTTTTTCCGGATGCTGAGCATCACCTTCTCCCCATTTTCATTGACACCCCACAGGGCGTCCGGGTAATCCCCGAACTCCTGAATCATCTGGCGGCGAGTGGCAAGGTCGCCAAAATTGGCGGCCAATACGTTGAGCCGGATCGTGTCCAGCTTCTTGTCCAGTTCCTTATCCATGTTCGTTCTCCCCTTTCAGAATTCCAAGGTCTCCAGAACCTCGTCCGTGCCGGTCTCCCAGTCGTGGCGAGTCAGGCGGATGCGGCTGTACATCTCGGCGCTGTCCGGCTCATCGAAAAGCCGGAAGCATTCTCTGGCAAACCCCTCATCGGTGTACTGCTGGGTCTCGTCGGGCTGGCCGTCCAGCCGGGTGAAGGTGATCTCGTAGGTGTAGCGTTCCATGTTTTTTCCTTCCTTTCCGTTTCGGTATGTGCATATTACCGTCGTTTCGGCATAATAGCAAGGCCATAAAACGTCATATTATCGACGATCATCAGCCCATATCTTTGTCGGATTTATGTCGATAAATGGCCTTGATAACTATGTGTTTTAGAGCGAATATACAGACACCGAAAGGAAAACACAAACGGAAAACGGAGGCAACCACCATGAAAAAAACCATCAGCGAGATTGAAAGCATCATCGAGGACCGCATTGCAGAGCTTGAAGAAGAATACGAGCTGGACATTTTCGACCGCAACGACATCCGGGAAGAAGAATACCGCAAGGGCGGTTGGAAACACGACCCCTTCCCCGAAGAACTGGAGGAGGAAGAGGACGAGGAAGAAGAATGGCATTACATGAGCCTTGAGCAGCAGCTCTACGAAGTCGGCATGAGCATGCGGGATTTCCTTTAAGGGAATCCGCCAAGGAACCCCCAGCAAAGGCTGGGGCTGTTCCTCGTTGTCCCCGTTTTCCGTTGACCATATACACAGTTCTGCCGCCCAAAGATCGTGGAAGATCCTGCTCTTTCCCGGCTTGCTATTCTTGCAAACCAGAGCTAATATACAGTAAACTGGGAATGGGTTCTCGATGATTCGAAGCCCCCACCAGCCCACAAGCCACCCCCTTCTGCCTAGGCAGAAGGGGCCGTTTTCTTTATTCGGGCTGTGTGCCGTCGCTGATTTGGATGGCCGCGAGTCCCGATGCGGTGCGAACGAAAAGTTCCGGATTCCAGAACCGTTTCCTGAACTTGTCCACAAGTTCCGGCGGCAAGTCCGTGAAGTCTTCCTTGCCTAACCCGCAGAGGAAGAAGCTGCCTCGGATCGGCTGTCTCAGTTCCCGGATATACCGGCTGAACAGCTTATCCGTAAACAGTCCGTTGTCATCCGTGACCAAGGCGACCGGTTCCGGCCACGGGTAGGTTGCCGTGATGCAGTCGCAGTCCAGCACCTTATAGTACTCTTCCAGCGTGGGCTGGATATCGATCTCCTTCGGATGTTCCCTCGGCTCGACCAAAAGCACCTTCATTCGACCCACCCCGCTTTCACGATCGCCCAGTCGGTCAGCGGTGTTGCTTCCCCAAGAAAGTCTTCCATCGCTTCGACCGTACCGCAGGTGTTGCACACCATGATCTCTGCGTAGCGGCTGAGGGCTTGCTGCTGGTGGTCGTAACAGTCCGGCTCAGTGCCGCACCGTGGGCAACGTGGGCCCGCGTGTCGCGTCTTACCGAGGTGGTCGAGCGATTTCTTTACCTCGGCCTCGGACGCCACACGGTGGCAACTGTCCGCGCCGTAGGCAACGTTCAGGCTGCCGCCCGTATCCCACGAAACCATCACATTGCCGGCATCGTCCACACCCCGGCAGGTTCCCTGTGTGCCCAAGGCCGGTGCCTGCGCATCTTCCATCCGGTCCAGCACCACACGGCAGCCAACCGGGAACTGTGTCCGCAGAGTTTCTATGGTCTTCTTGTCCGGAAAATTCATCCCTGCACCTCCCTGATCATCTTCTCCGCGAGTTTCTTGTTGTTGGTACACTTCTTCAGTGCGCCCTCCAAGATGTGCATCGGGAAATGAAATGCCTTATAGCCATCGTGAAGGACCCGATAGTAGTACAGACTCGGCATTTTCTGCCCATAGTCGTGTTCCATGATGTAGACCATGGCGGTGACGGTCATGGGCTCTGCATCCTTGCTCACCACCTCGACCGTCATATTTTCCTTGCGGTAGTAGTGCGGGAAGCCCTCATAGATGTCGAGGTTCTTCTCATCGCCAGCGGAGATTTCCCACACCAGGACCGGTGTGTTCTTTCCCTTGTTCGGCAGGATGGTTGCGCAGCCGTGGAAGGCCAGCTCCCAGTCTTCCAGAACAGCCTGCCCCACAATGCGGGCATCCGGGCACCGCTGTGCCATCTGCTCCACCGACAGGTTGCTGCCGTATGCGATGTAATACTTCTTTTCGTTCATAGTCGCTTGCTCCTTTCGTTTCCGCTGTTGTCTGGCGGTATGCTATATATGCCTCTGTTTTGCCCGAATAGCAAGGCCAATGTGCATCATATCCTGCACAATGATTTCCTCACAGGATCGGCAAAATTGTACTCAGTCGATTTCTTTGAGAAACTCCACCGCTGCCGCCTTTCCGATGCTGGAAGACAGCCCGCTGTGCAGTGTATCTGTCGGGAATCCCCACTCCGTATACCCGTCTGCCAGCAAGTCGAAGTACTCATGGCTGGGGCAGCCGAGCTGCCGTTCTTCGTGCAGGATGTATGCCATGCAGGTTTTCAGTTTCTTCATCCGATGCCCATCCAGATTCCAGACGGGAAGCTGGAACTGCTTCTTGTAATAGTACCGTGGGCAGCCTTCGTACCGGTCCAGCAGCAGTTCATCAAACTCGGAAAGCAACCAGACCACAGCCGGAACGCTTTCATTGGCGTCCTGCTCGATGGTGGCGTAGCACCCAGTCTTACTTTTCTTGAACAGGAGTCGGTATCCGTAGATTTCGGTAACACCGACCGGCACCGCATAGGGGCATCTGTGCCCCATCCGTTCCATATCAAGGTTGCTGCCGTAGGCAAGATAGTACCGGGACGGCTTTCTGCTGATTGCGCCCTTGTCGAATCGGAAGTGATCAATCACCGACCTCACCGCCTTCCGCAGCGGAAAAGTCCACGCCGTCAAAGTCCTCGGCTTCCAGAACGATCTGTCCGTTGTGCCACCAGTCGCTGACCGCCTGGACGGCCTCATCCATCGTGGGTTCCTTGATCTCGGATTCGTTGACTTCGACCACCCGTTTGAGGGTCTCGGTGATGACCACCCGGAACGTTCTGCCGGGTGCGGTTTCTCTGGTTTCATTTTTCATGGCGTATCGCCCTCCTTCTACCGCCTAAAGGGCGGTTGCCCGCCCGATAGGTGCCCGTGCAAGTCGGCGCTTATGCGTTGCGCCAGCTTGCGTTGCCCTCCATATTCCGCAGAAGGATCTCCCGTGCTGTTTTGAACTCGTCCCCGATGAAGCCCAACCGAAGCATCCAGCACCGCATTGCGTATTTCTCGTTGTCGGTCTGCTGGGGTTTGGGGCTTGCGGTCTTTACCATCTTGGCAAGCTGGCTCATTGCGAGGCAAAGCTGGATGTAGGCTTTCAGCTCACCGGCGTGAAGTCCGTTCTGCTTACCGTCGCTGGGGTCGGCAAACTGGAAAAGTCTGAATTCAATCGTACCCTTGGTGAAGGTGGCGTGGAGGTTCAGCATATGGTATCGGCTTTCATTGTAGTGTGCCGTTCTGCCGTAGTCTGCGTGGTTGCCGGCGTACCAGATGTCGGCAAGCTCGGTCATGGTCGTCGGCTTTCTCTTGTTCAGCTGGTCAAGGAATCGGGGGTCGACCACTCGGCAATACTGTCCGGTTCTGCCTGCATCGATGCGAATCGCTCTGCCGATTTGCTGTTCATGTGCTGCCATGATGTTGACCAGATTCCGCAGGGTCTTGGGGGTGTGGTTGCCCTTGCCGATGTGGATGTGAACACCGCATCCCCGGCTGGGGCTGGACTTTGCGCCAGCCTTGCGGAGCAGTCGGATGATTGCCTGCAAGGTCTCGATGTCCTCGTAGGTAAGGATTGGGGTCACCATCTCGCACTTTTCAGCTTCCGGTCCGTGGATACTGATGTCTCGCTGGAATTTCCAAACCCTGCCCTGCTGGTCCTTGCAAGCCCAGCTCATGTACCCGTACTCGCCGGCTGCGTACCATGCGGTCGTTCCGAAGAACTCGGCAACCTTTCTGGCGGCTTTCTCGCGGGTGATGTTGTTCATCTCAACCTCGACCCCGATGGTCTGCATCTTCATGGCTTCGATCTGCTCTCTGGTCTTATCGTTCATGGTGTTTATCTCCTTTTGTCTTGTTCTGTTCCCCTTGCGGTATGTGCATATTACCGTCATGTGGGGAGGATAGCAAGGCCATAAAGGGTCAAATAATCACCGATCATTCAAGGCAAAGATCGTGTACATTATAGTGAAAAACACACTTGATACTGTACATTTTCAGAGTTAATATCGGTACAATGGAAGAAGCTCTCTCTTATCCGGCGGCCCCCATAAGGGGTCAGGAGCTCACGCTCCCGCCTCCTGCGCCTGGGGTGCGCCGTCTGCCCCACAGTCGGGCTGTGTGGGGGATTCCGCTGCCGCTTCGGCCGTTTCCTCGGCGGCAGAAACGCCGCCCTGTGCCGCCTGTTTCGCGGCTTTCAGGGCATCCCGCTTTGCCTTTTCCTTGACCCGGAACTTTTCGGCATCTTCCTCGGTGCGGAATGCCGCATGACCGGAAAGGTTCTGCATCAGGAGCTTGCGGATGGTCTTGTGTTCATCTCCGTTCAGACCCAGTCGGATCAGCCAGATGCGAAGTGCGTACTTCTCATTGGCGTCGTTGATGGTCTTTGCCTGAATCCTCTTTTGGGTGACTGCCATCCGGTTCATAGCGGAACAAAGTTCTGTGTAGGCACTGACCTTCTCCTGTGTCAGCGGACCGACAAAGGCCATGCTGATCTTCTGCTCCGTGATCTGGATGCCGGTCATGCCGGTGGTGCCGGCACCCATGCGGTATTCTTCCAGCTCATCCAGCATCTCGCTCACCGTGTGGGGAGTTGCCTGTTCCAGTGCGTCCAGAAGTCCCTGCGACACCGTGAAGTTCGTGCCCATCGCCTTGTTCAGCAGAGGGCCTCGGCTGTACATAAGGTTCAGAAAATTCCGCAAACTCTGGGCGGTATGCCCGGACATCGGCAGGCTGATGGTCAGCTCATCCACATCCTGTAAGGTCGGCTGTTCGATCGGAGCAGGTGCCTCGTCCGCATCGGTGTCATTCACAGTGTCCATCGGCTCATCCTCGTCCACCGGTTCTTGAATTTCCGGGGATTCCTCGGCAGTTGCGTCCGGTTCCTCGGTGGGCTGGGTATCCTCGGTGCTGTCCACGGTCTCGTCTGACTCTTCACACTCCGATTCCGTGGTCTCCCCGCAGGCGGCTTCGGTTTCCGCAGTCTCCGGGGTTTCCGCACCTTCCTCACGGATGATGCCCTCGTCCAGCAGCGTCCGGATGATCTCCGGCGCAGCGTTGTCTTCGATCACAAGCGTTCCCTCCTTTTCTACGGTGTAGTTGCCAACGATGTAAGCGCAGCGCGGCATGAAAGTGTACCGGGAATGAAGCCCAGTCAACTCCATCAGGCGGCTTACCAGAACCTTGCGGTCATCAATATTCAGTGCGTACTTTTTCATGGCTTTGTGCCCCTTTCTTTGTTTTCGGTAGCACATATATCGCTCTGAATCGATGAAATAGCAAGGCCATTTCTCGACATTCTTCATATTCGACCTTTTACACGATCCGTGCAAAACACGACTGTGCAAGATCATCCGATATGTACGCCCACGGTATCACGGGGTAGCCTTTACCTCGTAATACCGTGGGCCATTTTATTGGTTTCAGCCGGCTCTTGCTTCCAGCGCAGCGATGCGCTGCTCAAACTCAGCCGTCTTATTTTCCAGAGCTTCCAGACGCTCGGCCTCGGTCAGGGGCTTTTTCTCCTCGTCCAGGATCAGGTAGCGTTCCATGACGTAGCCGGGAATGGTCTCATAGGTCACAGCGCACCAGCCATCTCCCTGCCCGGTCACATCCAGCCGGGTACCATTGGGGATCCACACCAGACGGTCAGAGGTCTTGGACGGAGCCTGCCGCAGACTCAATCTTCCGCCCGTAACGGTTGCCTTGCAATGAACTGCCAGCATATTGACCTTTTCCATCTCTACCTTCTCCTCTCGATCACTTTTATAGTTGATGCCTTTCAGCCGGCCGCCGAACTTCCACCTGCCCAGAACTGAGTCACGGTGGATGCTGTTCCCTTCCACGCTGGTGGAGCAATGGGTGATCTCCAGCGGATGCACTCTTGTGATCACGCCCACATGGTAGTAGTCCCGCAGGTCTCCGGTACAGTTTACACCTCCCGACTTGTACCGGTCCGGCAAACTGTAGCTGCTGTCGCCGGGGTTCCGGGCTTTGAATACGATCTCACCCACGAACAAGTGTGCGGGTTTGAGTTCCACAAAGTCCGCCATCTGTTTCCGGGCTGCGTAGTTACTGCCGTGGTAACCTTTCCAGCTTCCACCGGCTCTGCGGAGTGCTCCGATGATAAGACCAATGCAGTCACAGGTACCATCCGTACCGCTACCGCCGATGCGATAGTCTGGTTTCGTAGCACAGATGGTCTCGAGCTGCTCAAGAAAAGCAGTCAGGGTGATGCTCACTCCGATTCACTCCCATTCTCAGACGATCCGGCCACCCAGACGATGCCGGACAGTACAAAAAAGACACACGGCAGTGCGACACCATTGCCCCAGAGCTTATACTCTGCGGCATCCGAATACGGGTCTGCCAGCCATTTTCGGATCTGCTTTTCCGTCTTCGGCTTCTTGGCCTGAGTCACAAGTCTGCGGTGCGTTTCAAACACATCCTGCCAGAAAGAGATTTCTTCTTCCGTGGGATCCTCAGTTTCGAGGTCACGGCACCACCAATCGGGAAAGCCTTGCAGCCGAGCGCACTCGGTCGGGGTCAGACGGCGAACCGTATAGGACACGGGGATCGGCTGTGCCTCCGGGTTATCGATGACCAGCCGGTCATTGAAAGCGTCCTGCCCGTTGAAGCCGCTGGGATGCGCCCCGGTCGCCACTGTTCCCGACACGCCATCGTTCAGGTGCGGCACCGGCGCTATGGTGGTGGGGTCTTTAAAGTCCCGGGCCATAAGGGTGGGAGATACATTCTCCTCGACCCTCATGAAGGAGCCGGTGGTCATGGCGTAGACATCTTCCGGTGCGCAGACTGCGTGACGGTCAGTGGCATCCAGCGTAAAGCAGACATCTTCGTTGATGCCGTCACCTTGCGGACCATTCTCGTCTTTGCGGCCGATCATGTTGCCCTGCAGCACGAAGGTCTGCATCTGGTCGCTTCGGGTCGCCATGAGCGCACCGGACTTTCCATGCAGGTCGATCAGCTCATTGCGCTGATTCACATGGAATGCCGTCACGTCATCCGGCTGCGCCACAAAGGTCTGCTGTTTCATTCCCGGCTGTGCAGACAGCGAACCCGCCGTCTCGCCCAGATCCCGGACTTCATCCCGCTGGTTCTGGGTAAAGGCTACTGCCGGAGCCCCGCCATGGGTGCAGGCCAGAGGCGGTGCCACCTGTTCGTCTACCGTGCAGTTCGACTTGCCTCCACCCTGATCCACGCAGACAACAGGTTCGCAGATACACAGCCCACCCTGGTTACAGGTCGGGTCACCGCCGCTACGATCCAGCGTCCGGGAAGTTTCCGCTTCATAGAATCCGCTGTGGGGGGTATCTGACATCATGGAATGGCTGGCCTTGGAGCAGACACCGTAGCACTTAGGCACGAACACGGTCTGGTCGTTGTTACAGCCGAGGGTTGCAGATTTTTCTTCCTGCCAGATAGCACCTTTGCCGCCACCCTCGCATCCAGAACGAATTTTCAGTGTGACTGCAGGTGAGTTTTCCACCTCTTTCCCGCTGTTTTCCACGCCATCCAGAACCAGCGGGACATTGCCGCCGCCCGTACCGCATCTGCTGGTCAGCGTCTGTACCTTGCCGTCCTTTGCAATCTTCACCCGGCTATCGGTCGGATGATTTTCCAGAGCGATGGCGGCAGGCACGACTCCGGCCCGGAGGGTGGGAGACCGTTCTTCCTCATATCCGATGCTCCTCGCATTGGCGGAGTGTTCGGTGCAGAAGCCGGCCGCTTCAAGGACACACGGCTGATGCCCATGCTCTTGCGCCCGGAGTGTTCCGGTCACCTCCTTGGTCACATCCATCCTCTCCCCGCCCTGGTCGTTCAGGCAGATTCTTCCGCAGCAGCCTGCCGTTCCAGTGCCGCCTTCAGCACCAGAGGCAGTTCTTTGCCACGCACGGAAGCTCTCCGCAGAATACCCAGACATGCCTTCGGACTCAAATAATACTTTTGGGGCACCGTGGTCTGCAAAATCTGCGACAAGGTAGATGCGTTTTCTCCTTTGGGGTACGCCCCACCACTGCGCGTCAAGAACTCGATATGCGATGCTCCATCCGTCTCCCAGATAGTAATCTGCATCGGGCCAGCCTTTTTTGTCAGGCACAGGCACCTCGGCGGACGGTTTCTTAACACCGATGACGGCTTCGAGGACGGCTTTGAAGTCCTGTCCTTTGTTTGAGGAGAAGGCCCCCGGCACGTTCTCCCATACGATAAATCTCGGTTTCGCTCCATTGGTCTTACACCTCATTTCCTTCACGATGCGAATTGCTTCATAGAACAGGCTGGACCGTGAACCATCCAGACCGTCTCTTTTACCGGCAATGGACATATCCTGACAAGGACTGCCAAAGGTGATGATGTCCACCGGCGGCAAGTCTGCGCCGTTGATAGCGGACACATCTCCGTAGTGCTTTACCTCCGGCAGACGCTTGGTCGTGACCCGGATGGCGAAGGGCTCCACTTCGCTGCTCCACAGCGGCGTGATGCAGCCTGTCAGTAAACCACCCAAAGGAAAACCCCCGGAGCCATCAAAGAGGCTGCCGAGGGTCAGTTGGATATTCGATTCGGTGCTCATACAGCCTCCTCTCCGAGCATCTGCTCTTTGGCTTTCAGGTAGAAATTCCTGGACACTTCAAATCCGTAGCTGTCACGTCCCATTTCTCTGGCCGCCCGGAGCGTTGCCCCGCTGCCGGCGCAAGGGTCAATGACCACATCTCCGGGATCGGTAAAGATTTCGATCAGGCGTTTCAGCACGGACACCGGTTTCTGAGACGGATGGATTTTCGGATAGTCCTTGCCATCTCGTTTCCAGTCAAACCAGTTGAAGATCATGTGGGACTTGCCATCCTCACCGACGTTGTTGAACTTCGGGAGCTTGCCCCGGTACAAGACCAGCGCATACTCCGTTGCACCCACGATCTTCATGTTGGCTTTCAAGACCTGCGGGCTGTAGTTCTTACAGAAGGTCAGCGGGATATAGTTTTTGAACCCGTACTTCTCAGCTTCCGTGATGACCTTGGGGATCTGCTGGAACGCACAGAACACGATCATGCACGGTGCGCCCTTTTCCCCTTTCATGGGTTTTTTCTTCAGCAGCCGGTTACAGAAATGGAAATATTCTGCAATATTGAAAGTGAAGTCGGTGTTGAATGCCGCTTTCCGAGCCTTATCGCTCTCTCCGTTCCGGTTATCTCCGTCCACATACCAATCCGGCCGGCTGGCGTAGAAGTCCGACCCGATGTTATACGGAATGTCGGCGATCACCAGCTGTGCCTTGGGGATGTTGTAGGACTTGAAGTTCTGGAAGTTGTCATGGAACAGGACACATCTGGGTTCAGTCATCTGCGTCCTCCTGTTCCGGCTGGAAGGATGCCACCTCATCGAACTTCAGCTTTTGACCGCCACGGAGGACATACACATCCTCGTAGCGGCCTTCGCTATGCTCGATATAGCGCTTGACGATAACATCCACAAATTTGGGGTCAAGCTCAATGCCACGGCATACCCGGTCAGTCTCCTCACAGGCGATCAAGGTCGAGCCGCTGCCGAGGAAGGGGTCCAGGACGATGCCGTTGGTCATGGTGGAGTTGCGGATGGGATAGCTCATCAGGCCGATGGGCTTCATGGTCGGGTGGTCTTTGTTTGCTTTGGGACGGTCATACTCCCAGATGGTGGTCTGCTTACGGTCGGAGTACCACTGGTGCTTGCCCTTCAGCTTCCACCCATAGAGGCAGGGTTCATGCTGCCACTGATAGGGACTGCGGCCCAGCACCAGAGCATTCTTTTTCCAGATACAGCACCCGGACAGATAGAATCCCGCATCCTTGAACGCCTTTCGGAAATTCAGACCTTCCGTATCGGCGTGGAAGATGTAGATGGAACCATCATCCGCCAGATGACCGTGCATCTGCTTGAACGCTGCCAGCAGGAACTCGTAGAATTCCGAGTCGCCCATGTTGTCGTTCATGATCTTACCGGCCGTTTCTTCCACGTCTACATTGTACGGAGGATCGGAAAGAACAAGGTTGGCCTTCACGCCGTCCATCAGGGTATCGTAGCACTCAGCCTTCGTAGAATCACCGCACAGAACACGGTGCCGGCCCAGCATCCAAAGATCACCTGCCTGCGAAAAGGTCGGCTGCTTCAGCTCAGATTCCACATCGAAGTCATCTTCCTTGATGTCCTTGTCGTGGACCTTGTTGAACAGTGTCTCGATCTCAGGCGGCTCAAAGCCCGTCTTGCCCAGGTCGAAGTTGGAGTTCTCGATATCCTTCAACAGGTCAGCCAGCAGGGAATCATCCCACGCGCCGGTGATCTTGTTGAGTGCGATGTTCAGGGCTTTTTCTCGGGTCTTGTCGATGTCCACCACCGCACAAGGCACTTCGGTATAGCCCAGTGCCATCGCAACGGTCAGGCGTTGATGACCGCCGATGATCGTCATATCGGCATTGACCACCAGAGGATCGGCAAAACCGAACTCCTCAATGGAGTTCTTGATCTTCTCGTACTCCTTGTCCCCTGGCTTCAGCTTTTTCCGGGGATTGTATGCAGCCGGCTTGAGTACGGACACCGGCAGCATTTTCAGTTCAGCAGTTGCTTTCATGTAGCTCCTCCCAGTTCAGATTCACACACGCATGACCTCAGAGAACGGTACAAAAAAGGAGCCGAACTCAAAGCCCGACTCCAATTCATCGCTGTCCCCGCCCATCTCCGACTGCGGTTTTTCCGTAATCGGATACCATTCCGGGTCTATCCCATTCATGGAAGCAAGGACTCTGTCCTCTGCATGGTCAATCTCATGTACACAGATGCCTGCGGTGTTGCAGACCGCAAATACGCCGATCACTTTATTATCCAATGCTGCTCTCTCCCTTCGCCCTGCCTTTATTGGCACAGGCTCGACTACAATACTTTCTTGGAAGACCGTACTGGTGGCGGTAGGAAAACTCTCTGCCGCACATCGGGCAGACCTTTGACCGCACGGTCTTCCAGTTCTGCGGTCTTGGGTGGGTGTTGTTCCACTTAGAGCGGCATTCGGGAGAGCAGAACTTTCTCGGTCGTCCCCGATGCTTCGGAACGATAGCAGCACCACACTGCGGACAGAAAGAAAAAGCCATGTCCTTGATCATCTCGGCCGTGTAATCTTCCATCTATCCTCACCCCGTCCTCATTTTTCGCCGTTTCCATGTCAGTTCCAGTGGAAAATCTCAAAAAGCATACGAAAAGAAGCGAAGCAGCAACCGGCCCTGCCCCGCCGGGTTAGTTTGTTTTTGCGGCGTCCGGCTGCTGCTTGCTTCTCCTTGTCCCGGAACAAGCTAAAACGTGCGAAAAGCCCCATGTTGCAAGGATTCTCACACGCTTTGGTTCATTTCGGGGAAAACAAAAGGCACCGGAGCGTTTACCCCGATGCCCTCATCTTCACCTTGTTCATTTTGCGCCGTTAATTCCGGGACCCCCGGCCTATGAATTTTGCGTTTTTTCACACGAAAGGGGCCACCGGTCTTCTGTTGACTTCACCACAGAGAAGTGACCCCGGCCCCGGCGGGGGTCAGTAGCGGTACACCGGGTGGATGTCTTTGGTCAAAGTCTTGCGGTCATGGCATTGCTTACACATCGGCTGCCAGTTGTCTTCGTCCCAGAAAAGTCTGGGATCGCCACGGTGCGGTGTGATATGGTCTACCACGGTGGCTTTCTTGTATCTCCCCTGCCTCATGCACTCGGCGCAGAGCGGATGGGCTTGGAGGTACTGCCTGCTTATTTTTTGCCACTGTCGTGTATAGCCACGCTTACCCGCTGGGCGGGTGACTTTCGGGTGCAGCGGCAGGTGCTTTGCACAGTAAAGGCTGCCCGGCTCAACCAGCTCCGGGCAACCGGGGTGTCGGCACGGCACCTTGGGTCTGCGGGGCATGGGTCATTCCTCCCACGGCAGACTGGGCTTGCCGAAGTGACCGTAGGCACTGACCTTGTTGTAGTCCATGTCCAGCAGACCCAGACGCTGGATGATACCCTGCGGGGTCAGGTCGTAGCTGTCCTTGACGTAAGCCTGGATGAAGTCCAGCGGCTGGTGTTCCGTGCCGAAGCACTCCACCGCCACGCCCACCGGCTGTACCACACCGATGGCATACGCCAGCTGGACTTCACACTTGTCAGCGTAACCTGCCTGCACGATATCCTTGGCGATCTTCCGTGCCATATACGCTGCGGACCTGTCCACCTTGGTGGGGTCTTTGCCACTCAGGGCACCGCCACCCATTCGACCGATGCCGCCGTAAGTATCGCACGCCAGCTTACGGCCGGTCACACCACAGTCGGCGTAGCTGCCGCCCAGCACGAACCGACCGGTGGGGTTCACCAGTTTCTGGAAGTTCCCGTCCAGACCGTACTCACAGGCAGCCAGCACCATCATGGATTCGATAATGTGGCGGAAGTCGCTGACCTCCACGTCCGGGCTGTGCTGCACGGAGCAGAGGAACGTAGTGATTCGGCCGGTGTCGTAGTCGTAGCTGACTTGCGCCTTGGCATCTGCCCGGAACATCTTGCTCGGATGGTTCTTCAGCAGTTGCAGGAACTTGGTGGCGACCATGTAGGGGATCGGCATCTGTTCGGCGGTCTCGTTGGTGGCGTAGCCGTACATGATGCCCTGGTCACCGGCACCGCCCTTATCCACGCCCAGTGCAATATCCGGCGACTGCTTATCGACCAGGATGCCGATGCGGAGCAGTTCCCGGAAATCAAAGCCCATCTTGTCTGCACCGATACGGGTGATGACCTCATGGACGATCTGCTGGTAGTTGGGCTGGTAATCGGTGGTGACCTCGCCAGCGATAAAGAGCTGGCTGCGTTTCAGCAGACACTCGGTTGCCACACGGGCGTTCTTGTCGTGCTGGAGGATATCGGTCACAATGGCATCTGCGATCTGGTCGCAGATCTTGTCCGGGTGGCCGTTGCTGACCTGCTCACAGGTGATAATCTTGCTCATAGCTGTTCCTCGCTTTCATGTATCACAAAGCAGGCCGCCTTTGCCGTTGCCCACAAATGTAGGCTCCCACAAAAGCTGCCAGCTAAGTATCGTGTGGCTTCCATTTTTCTGTTGCTGGTCTGTTGTCGGTTCTTCCCTCACAAAATGAGGGGTCAGATTCTTAAAAAGCGTTGTTATTACGATGCTTTTAAGGCTTTCATTCTACTCTTTTTATCTTTTGTTGCTAATGTTGCTGGTAAAAAGTAAATCGCATATAAAAGAAAAGAATAATAAAAAAATAGGGTTTTGAGTCGCAACATCAGCAACACGTCCTAAAACGCCGATATATCAGCGTTTTTCCGTTGCCAGTCTGTTGCCGATGTTGCTGGTCGAAGCTCAGAAGTGGCCTTGCGGAGCTGCAAGAACCAACTTTTATGGTCAGGACGAGCCGCTTTCCCGGCTGAGTCTTGCCGCCCTTGTGTTCACTCTGAGGTCACTCCGGCACCACATTGAAGTCGCCTTTTGTGGTTTCGGAGAGGCAGAATTCCACGCCCAAAACAATCTGTGTCGTACTACCGACGCCATCCGCCGGACGCTTTTTCTGAACCGTGTACCTTTTGTCGATTTCGGCATTCAGCACCTTGGCAGAGTCCGCCCTGTACCCGTTTTCGGCACACCATTCCTTGTAGCGTGTATAAACGGCAGCACGGCGAAGCTCACTATCTGCTTTCGGTTGGAGACATTCACTGAAGAACTGCCCCATCTTATCCGAAAACATCTGGTAATCCATCGTGGCCTGTACAACAGAATCCGGCATCTCCAAGCCCTGACTGCGAAACATCTTGTACCCTTCGAGCATCCAGTTCAGAATGCCGGACATATTCTCCGGCTCTGCAAAGAAACCCTTCAACCCCTTGTCCTGCTCCTTCTCATCGAAGTGCCGGTCAAAGGGAATGATCTTGATTCGGCCTGACTCGAACAAAGTCAGATCCGTGATATTCGGTCGATGGTTCGTGTTGATGAAAATCTTGAAGTTCGGACGGAACTCGAAGCTGTTCTCGTGCAGATACCGTGCGGTAATCGTATCGTTGCCGGTCAGCCGCTTGGTCAGAGCTGCATCCAACGTGATCTTCTTCTCCGGCTCAGAGATGTTGACAAATCGAGAGCCTGCAAGTCGGGCGATTTCCTCAGAGGGACCACCACTCTGGGCATTAAACTTTGCTTGCAGCATAGTCGGGTCGGCGTTTTTGCCATACTCACCCATGATGCGCAGGATGCTCTCCATCGTGGTGCCCTTGCCGTTTCGGGAAGTCGGGCCATAAAGGATGAACAGACATTCCATCCTCGTATCACCGGTCAAGGCATATCCAATGGCTTTTTGCAGATAGTCGGCTCTTGCCTTATCCCCTTGCATAATCTCTGTGATGAAAGTCCGCCAGCGAGGGCAGTCTGCTTTCGGGTCATAGATGACCGGGGACACCTTTGTGAGGTAGTCGTCCGGGCGGTGTTCCCGGAACTCCATCGTCCGCAGATCCAGCGTTCCGTTCTGGCAGTTGAACAGGTAGATATCCCGGTCGTAGTGTTTCATGGACAGTGGGAACACAGACTTTGCATCCTTCAGCATGGTTTCCCGATGCTTTCGGAGCTGGAGCTTCCGCACCCGGTCGATGAATCGCTTTCGGGCATCCTCCTCTGTGATCGTCAGGGCAAACACATACAGCTTGTCTGCCAGCAGCTTTGCCAGTTCCGCCACCTTGAGGTTTTCCGTGTCTGGCTGCCAGACCTTCCCGTCATACACATACCAGATACCACGCTCACTGTTATACCGGGCGATGGGCTTGAAGAAATCGGCAAACATATTACCCATGCCGATCTCGTCCCTGCCGTATCTGGGATTTGTGTGAGGAGCCATCTCATCCAGTGACAGGGTGAGCTTTGTGATGTCCGGCTGGAACTCCGGGGATTTAGATTCCGGGTCAAGGTTTGTGAACTCCTCGTCCACGATGTCCTGTGCGTTGACCGGAACGTACACCGCTGCACAGGTGTTGACGGTGTTCCGAATGGAGATCGCACCGTAAGTCGTACCGGCCTGCCGGCGATCCCACTTGTCACGCATCAGGCCGGAGGTGCGAAAGATACGGTCCATCTGTTCTTCATCGCAGCCGCACCAGAACGCAAGGATGGACAGAAGTGCCATGTCCGCATCCGACTGGCTGTCATAGAGTTCTTCCCAGTCACCGGCGTAGAGCTTCTTGAACTTGTCGCCGTTGCTGGCCTCCTCTGCATGGGCAATGACCGCGTCATCGTCCAGATACGAATGATGCCGAAGCTGTGTGTTCTGCACCTGCTTGTTGCGCTTCATCAGCGAATCCAGCAAGGTGGTCATAGCCGTCTCATCGTTGGGGATCTCCCCTGTGCGGTAAACATCTCCCGTCACGGTGACGAAGCGGTTTGTCGCACCGGGCATATACACTTCCAGCCCTTTGCTGCGGTTGTTGATGTAATAGACTGTCTTGTCGTAGACAAAATCTTCCGGCACACCAAAAAAGCCTCGCAGTCCCTTACCGGACGGAGACTTCTCAACGTATGCCGTGGGGAAAATGGAAAGGACGGTCGCCGCTGTGTCGTTCAGCGTACCGTCCTCTCTGAAACAGTGGTCGATATCAAAAGCACCGATGCCGTTGCCGACCGCAATGCCGATGCCGTCGTACCCGCCCATGGCATAGGTCATGAGGGTGGTCTTGAAATCGGCAAATGTGCGCAGGTCGTTGATTCTGGCCCGGTCTCCATTGGCCGGGTTGTACGGCATCTTGGTCTTCTGACCGCTGCGCTTTTCAAACTTCCAGACGCAGAACCGGCAGTCACTCTTCAGTTTCGCCGGAATGTTCTTGATGTCTACCACGTTCTCGCCTCCTTCTTGGTAATAGTGTCGGCAGTGCCCATGTTAAAGAACACCGCGATTGCCTGCTCCACTTCCCGCTGCTTGGCGGTAGAGGTCAGGCTTCCCAGCTTGTTCAGCAGGGCGTTCTTTCCGATGGTCGTGACCTGCTCTGCCAGTGCGACAGAGTTGCGCAGATACGCATGGTCATTGATCATCTGGCAGTCTGCCTCCGCGATCTGGATGTGCGTGGGCAGACCCAGCTTCTTCTGCACGGTGGTCAGGGGGATCACCGTCAGGGTGCTGGAAAAGCGGTTCGCCACATCGTTGCTAATGACCAGCACAGGGCGGCTGCCGCTTTGCACGGAACTGCCGTAATGGTCGCCCAGCTCGGCAAACCAGATTTCAAACCGCTGCACCATCTGCTGCGGTGTTTCCTGCCGCAACGCTTCCTTCTGGGCAGACTTTTCAGATCGGGCCGTGTGCTGCTTGCGGAGCAGCCGCCCTTTCTGGTTGATGTATTTATTCACATGAGGTCTTGAACGACCGTTCTTATTCTTGCGACCCAATGAAAACTCACCTCTTTTTCCCGGTCGATAGACCTTGGGTTGATGTAAAAGTAAAAAGCCGGACAGAGAAATCACAGCTTTGGCGGCGAAGCAATCGCCGCAACAAAAAAGCCGAAGCAAAGTCATTTCTGACCGCCTCGGCAATACGCTTCTCTATCCAGCTTTTCCAGTATAAATTATACCAAATTGAGGGCGTACCGTAAAGAAATGATTTTGTCAAGAAACCCTTGAAAATGTCAATAAACTACTGTAATGTGCGGCCTAGTTCAACTTTTTTCTTCAAGTTTTCGCAGCTCCAAAGCAAGCAGCTCCAAGCCCAACTTTTTGAAGTGTCGGGCACGATTTACTCCAAGTACATGATCTTGCAAATCACAGATTTCTTTGAGTGCTTTACCGTCCAAATAAAAGCCAACTACAGCCGCTCTTGCATTGGCATGTGGAATTGCCCATATCGCACGGATCAGCTTCTCCAGTGACTCCCATTTCTGCTGACACTTCTTTTCCTTTTCTTCGAGCATGAATTGATACAGTTCTTGCTCGTTCTGGCTCTCGGCTTTACCCAGACTTTCCTTGATGTCTGACATTTCCTGCTCCATAGCCAGCAGTTCCTCTCGAATGTGGGGAATCGCCTTGCAACATTCAAGAGCGTGGTTCACCTCCGCCTCAGTTGGCGGATGATTTCCCAGAATACTCGGTCTTGCCATTCTGTTTTCCTCCTCTCATGCGGTCTTTGTACTCCAAGACGACCGCAATTTTCTCTAGTGCCCTCTCCCGTTCAGCCTCCACAGTCTTCCGCCCCAGCACCTTGCCGGAGCTATCCTCCACCGTAGGGATGGCTTTCCGCTGCACAAAGAGCTGATGGGCAACAAGCTGTGTCCGTCCTCGCAGACTGCGCAGCCCGATTTCAAACAACTCGATCTCCTCACAGACCCGGCGGTACGGAGTGATCAGTTCTTCCTCCCGGCGCTCCTGAATCTCTCGGTTCATGGATGCCAGTACCTTGTCGCAGTTGAGGACGGTGCGTTCCACCGGGTTGGACGTACCGCTTGTTTTAACTCGCTCGCCCTGCTCATGCGCTCCCTGCGACAGCTTGTAGATGACCTCGTCCCGGGTATAAAACCAGGCGTGGGATTCGTCGATCTGCCGCTTGAGTTCCTGCTTTCTCGCCAGAAGCTGTGGATAGGAATCGGCCAGTTCTCTGGCTTTTTCCATATAATCCGGTGTCCCAACAGAGGTCTGCGCCTCACCGGGATGTGTTTCTTCGCTCATGGTCAAGCCCTCCTTTCTGACCGATGTTCTGTATCACATGACTGCCGCAGCCGAGAGATTCTTTTTAGCAGCTTTTCTCTCGGCTCGTTCCCGTGCCTTTGCCCTGCCTCGCTCCCAGCGTTCAACATTGATATCTGCCTGCCGCTTTGCCTCCTGCATCAGGATTTCCGGGTCCAGTTCAGTCAAAGTCCGATACCACTTCGAGTGGAAGAATCGCTCCAGCTTCTTTTTGCTGGACCGGTGTTTCCATTCCTCCGGCTCCTGCACCAGCTTGAACAGTGCTTTCCGATAATCCTTGAATGCCTGCAAAACGATGGCGTTTGCCAGTTCTGCGTAGCACTCGGCATACTCAACATTTCCCATCGCCACTCTCCTTTGTGTCGTACCACGGCTTCACGAGCCGCTTGCCCTCAAGGCTGCAAGGATAGAGCTGGATGTCGTACCACGCCAGCTCATACATCTCATCCAGCAGACGGCGGTTGGGTTCCGGCAGGTTTGCGGCATACTGGATGAACGCCTCGATAAACCGGGACTGGCTCGTTTCATCCTTCATCTGCCGTGCATAAACCGCCTCAGCGAACCGAAAGCACTGTATCTTGTGCTGCTGAATCCAGTCGTACTTCCAAGTGATGGCTTTGAGGAGCGTTTTGCGGCTCTCATCCGACGTGACCTTGGGCATGGCCGCCTGCTGGCCCTTTTCTCGCAGACGGGTGTAGCGTTCCCACGCTCTGTCCTCACTGCTGAAAATCAGCCGACAGCGTAGTTCCTCCAGTCGGACGACATACATAAGCCGACTGATTTCATTTTCGTAGAGGTCTTTGACCAGAAAGTCAAAGTTCATTTTGAGGTCAGCGGTGCGGCGCACCGGATTGTCCCCCAGCAGCTCACAGAGCAAGCCGGGTTCCCGGATGGGACGGAACATCGCATACGGAATTGTGAAGCCAACTTCATCGTGCTTGGGCTTGGTTGCTGCCACCGGCTTGGTAGTTTTATAGCGGTAATCGCTGTGTTCAAGGCTCAGACCAGTATTGCGGTCTTTCTCGTTCAAAAACAAAATCTTATCCATTCTCATTCCTCCAGCCGTGCTTTGACGGCAGAAATCAGCTTTTCTTGTGTCATGTCTTTCTGTTCCAAGGCTGCCATCACATCCTCGTCCACTGTGTCCTTTGTGATGATGTGGTGGATGGTGACCACCTGTGTCTGGCCCTGCCGCCAGAGGCGGGCATTGGTCTGCTGGTAGAGTTCGAGACTCCATGTCAGACCGAACCAAATCAGGATGTGTCCGCCCTGTTGGATGTTCAGACCATGTCCAGCCGATGCCGGGTGGATCAGGGCAACCGGGATCTTGCCGGCATTCCAATCCTTGATGTCATCGCTGGTCTTGATGTCGCGCACCGGGATCTTGAGCTTCGTCAGATGGTTGATGATGCGCTCTCGGTCATGCTTGAACCAGTACGCCACCAGCACCGACTGGCCGTTGGCGGCTTCGATCAGGTCTTCCAGTGCTTCCAGCTTGTGGTCGTGCAGAACTCTCGCCTTGCCGTTTTCGTCATAGACCGCGCCATTGCTCATCTGCAACAATTTTCCAGTCAGCGATGCAGCATTGGCAGCATCTATATCCCCATCCTTCAAGGGGATCAGGAGGTCTTGCTTGAGCATATCGTAGAGCTTGCGCTCCTCGGAGTTCATTTCGACTTCGTACCGTGTCGGGATGCAGTCCGGCATATTCAGGTAGTCCAAAGCCTTCATGGAGATCGTAATGTCCGAGATGCGCTGGTAGATTAGTTCCTCAGCTCCCTCTTTGGGCTTGTACTGGAACACCACGCCGCTGGACGGATTCATGGACGCAGCCTTGAAATAGGCTTCACGGTAGCGTCCGATGAACTTACCCAAACGCTCTCCTCCATCCAGAATTCCGATCTCTGCCCAGAGATCCATAAGACCATTGGAGGACGGTGTGCCGGTCAGCCCGACCCACCGCTTCACATATGGACGGACTTTTCGCAGGAACTTAAACCGCTGGGACTGGTAGTTCTTGAACGAGGATAGCTCGTCAATGACCACCATGCTGAAGTCCCAGCGCATCCCATTCTTCTCATAATACTCCACCAGCCACTTGACGTTTTCACGGTTGACCACATAGATCATGGCCGGATGGTGGACGGCGGCAATGCGTGTCTTCACATCGCCCACGACGATTGAAATGTCCAGATTTTTCAGGTGATCCCACTTCTCGATCTCAGCCGGCCATGTGTCTCTTGCGACACGCAGCGGTGCGATGATGAGGACCTTGTTGACCTCGAATGTGTTCAGCATAAGGTCTTGGATTGCGGTCAGGGTAATGACGGTCTTGCCTTAACCCAGGCCCATATCCAGAAACAGAGCTGCAATGGGGTGAGTCTTGATATACTCAGTGCAAAACCGCTGATAATCATGGGGAATGAACTTCATTTTGGCATCACCTCACTTCCGACTCTGCGCCTTGTGTATTGCTCTGCGTCAACGCGACCGCCGGCATCTCCGGGATTTTCGCTCCAATGCCTTGTGGAATAGGTTCTCCGGGGTTCCATTGGAGCAAAGCATCAATGGCAGGCTGGATCTGCTCCGGGCGGTCTACGCAGAACACCGGAAAGCCCAGTGCTTCAAGCTGCTGCCGACGCTTGCGCTGCAACAGCCGCATCTGCTTGCCGGGAGCTTTCAGCTCCACAAATGCACACTTTCCGCCCAGCAGCAGAACCAGCCGATCCGGTACACCGTTCATGCTTTGGCTCGTAAACTTAAGGGCCTGCCCTCCGGCGGCCCTCACAGCTTCCACAAACTGGTGCTCGACCTCACTTTCCCTCACTCTGCTTCCCCTCCTCTGCCCGCCACACACCAGTGCGCGGACATTTCTTCTTTTTCTTTCTGCGTTCCTCCAGCAGCACATGACCGATGGCGGCATCTGCCGTAGGGTCGGCGTGGCCGCGGTTGTGCCTTCTTTCAGGCAGGCTTTCCTCTTTGTGTTCAACCCAGCGGACTGCCAGTGTCTCTTTTTCCACGCTGCTCACCTCACCGGTTGATTTCTTTCCACTGAGCCGGCTCCATGGTGGCGACTTGCCAGCCGATTCCCTCCAGTGCGGTGGCACGGTCATACGAGGCAACGTTCTGTGACGCTCTGGTGACCGCATTGGACAAGCCATAGAGCGACAGGTCACCGCCTTCGATGAGGTATTTGAGGATGCCCTCCTGCTCATCTGCGTTGATGCCGTAGCTTTGAGAAGTGAGCTGCACCACATCCTGCACCTTGCCGGTAATGGGGACCGCCATAGACTCCTGCAAGCGTCCGACCACCTGTGCGAAACGCGCCTCATCGATTGCAGCCATTGTGGTATCTCGGAGTTTCAAGAGGAACGCCTTGTCCTCGGCTTCCATCGTTTCGTCCGAATACAGCGTGAAACTGTCCTCCACCGCCTTTGCCTGACGTCCCACATGATGGCGGCGTTCGCCCATGTCACACACGGTCATGCCGTTCAAGCAGACCAGTCTGTAGATAAGCGGCTGGATGGACACAGCACCCAGCCCCACCTCAGAGTTGGAGATCATCACGCCAGCCTGTACGATGTCGCCCTTGCGGACTTCCATTTCCAGACGATGGTTTACCACCTTGAGGTACAGCCGATTTTCCGTCACCTCGCAGGACATAACCTCGTACTGGTCATTGCCTGCAAACAATGGCAGCACCGATGTGGCGATTTCCATGTTGTCGATACGGCGGTATCGCTCAGACAACAGCGCACGGGCGACCTGCCCGGAGCCGTAGTCCATAGACCGCACCATGTAGGAGCTGCTCCTGTCCGCAAACCAAGCGTTCACGTTCTCCGCCAGCAGTTCCGGTTTCTGGCTCTGCATCAGGTCGTAGTACTTGGCCGGGATGCCCAGCGCCGATGCCACCTGACGGTGGAACAGCGAGGTGGTGCCGAAGGTCATTTGCCGGTCTGTGGTCAGATGGTTCAGCTCGAAGGTGTGCCCATCTTCCCTGCGCCGGGCTGATGAAGTCCTGCTTTGCCTTGTTCTGGCGATCCAGTTCTACAAGGACTTCCTGCAAATTTCTGCCTGTTTTCATATGCTTTCCTTTCTATGGCGCATATTTATGCGCCGGCTTATACGCCCGTGTCCTTATGCCGTGTTTTGTAGTTCTCAGCTCTCTTACAGCTCTCGATGAATCATCTGGAGGATGATCTTGACCGCTCCCTGCATCCGGGTACGGTTCAGCCGAGTGTCGTGCAGGAGTGTGTCCAAAGCATCCACCTCTTCCCGGATGTCGTTCAGGACACCCCGGTAGTGATCTGCCAGTCTCTCGTTCTCCTGTTCCAGACGGTCAAACTCTTTTTCGTAGTCATCGATATCCGCTACATTCGTGTCGATGTACTCCTCGATCTCACGGGCCAGTTCCTCGCCGGCATAGTCGGACACGGCTTCCAGCAGATCCCTGATGCCAAAAGGTGTCAGGAGCTTTCCGTCCTTCATTTCAATGGCGTGCGGCATCTGGTCACCTCAATCTTTAAAGTAGTAGTCGCCCTTATACCCGGCGGCTGCCAGCGGAAGGCCATCGCACCAGTCAGGGTTAGCTGCCATGAGTCGGCAGATTTTCTCAACTGTGTACTTGCCCTTGGGGGCCTCAATGATGACCTCGTCATGGACGTGCGCCACGATGTTCAAGCCCTCATCCTCGATCCGAGCCATGGCTTCAGCCAGAATGTCACGGGCGATTGCCTGCGTCGCATTCTCGACCAGCCGACCAGAATAAGTCTCCTGCCGTGCCCACTTGTGGTTCTGACCCACACCTTCGTAGGTCAGGCTCATGCGTCCGAAGCGATTCGGCTGCTGTTTGGGCACGAGGTAAGCCAGCTTTCGACCGGAAGGCAGCACCATCCAGAGAGTTCCAGAAGAAAAGGCAAAACTGATCCTGCCGATATCCTGTCGTCCCCCGGTCTTGAAGGCTTGCATCGCAGCTTTCTCCACGTCCCACCAGTACTGCACGATCTTGGGGTTGGCTTCACGCCATGAGTCGATGATCTCCGGGAGCTCTTCTTCCTTCAGTCCCATCTGCAAGGCACCCATGCTGATGAGCGCACCGGAAGAACCGCCGTAGCCACAGGCCAGTGTTGCAATCTTCCCTTTCTGGCGCAGGTCACCGTTGATGCCGTGCTTGACCACCGGGACATGGAACATCTGGGAAGCTGTGGCGCAGTAAAGATCCTCGCCGTTTTTGAAGGCATCCAGCACCCACTGTTCCCCTGCTTCCCACGCAAGCACCCGGGCTTCGATGGCGGAGAAGTCCGCCACGATGAACTCGCATCCATTCCTCGGAATGAGCATGGTGCGGATGAGCTGGGAAAGGACATCCGGTGTGTTGCCGTAGATGCTCTCCACCATGTCAAAGCAGCCCATCTTCACAAGCGTTCTTGCCTCATCCAGCGTAGAGATGTGATTCTGCGGCAGATTCTGCAACTGGATGTTCCGGCCGGAGTAGCGTCCGGTACGGCTTGCGCCGTAGAACTGGAACAGTCCTCTGGCTCTGCCGTCCGGGCAGACACAGCGTTCCGCTGCCTGGTATTTCTTGACGGAGCTCTTTGCCATTTGAAGCCGGAGCTTCAGCATATCCATTGCCTCGGCATCCACGCCGTTCTTGTCCAACTCGCCAATCATCTCAGTGACATTCTTTTTGCCCAGCGTGTCCATGGAGATACCGCGCTCATCCAGCCAGGTCTTGAGCTGGGACACGGAATTCGGGTTCTCCAGCCCGGTCAACTCATACGCTTTCGTAGTCATGGCATCCGACAGGAGCAAATCGCAGGTGATGGCCTGCTGGACCAGCTTCGTGTCGATCCTTACGCCACGGTCGTTGATACGCTCATTCACCCTGTAGTGATGCCACTCCCGGTCAGGCATCGGGAAGCGTTTCAGACGCTTGTAGATGTCCACCTCTGTGTTAACGTCCTGAATGCAGTAGTACTTGAACTTCGCCCAATCTTCCGGCAGATGATGCGGAAGGTTTCGTGTGCGGCCACCGTTGCTTTTGGTCGGCTTGCAGGGCGCAGAAAACAGCTTGATGAGCCGTTTGCCCTCCTCGTCCTTTTGCTGCGTGGTTCTCAAGACTTCGCCGACGTCTTTCAGTGCCATGGGCAGGGTCAGCGATGCCGCCATGACCATGGTGCAGATCCAGTTGTTCGGCGACAGGAATGTGCCGGGTTTCAGATACTGGCCGGGATAGTGCTGCTGGAGATAGCGGGAGAAGCTCACACGCTCGAAAGCCGCATTGTGAGCGATCAGGGTCACATTGCTGTCCTTGAAATCATCCAGAAGCTCCTGCGGAAAGGAATCACCAGATGCGAGGTCTGCCAGCTTCGTTTCGCCAAAGCCGCTGCCCTCGTCCGTTGCCCAGGCAATCAGAAGGATCTCGAAGCTGGGGTCGGAAACATAGCGGTACAGACCGCATTTCTTGATGTCTGCCTCACAGTAGGTTTCAATGTCGATCAATGTCTCTTTCAAAGTTCATCACCTCGTTTTTTTTCCATGTAAAAAGGAGGGAGCCGAAGCTCCCTCCCGGTCGATGTGTACTTAGCGCAGGTAGTCGGGCAGTTCTTCACCGGAGTCATCGCCGAGGACTTCCTCGTCATCCTCCAGTGCATCGAAGTCTGCATCCGCAGAGGCACGACCAGACAGGCGGTCGCCATCCTTGACGAACTGGATGTTGCCCAGACCAGCCGCCACGCCACGATTGCCGTTGGCGTTGAAGGCGTAGAAGTTGACGCTGACATTGCAGTAGCAGCCGGAGTAGACCATCATGGGGTCGGTCACAGGCTGCACATGGCGGTCAACCACCTGCGGTGCGTCCTTGCTGGTCGCGTTCAGGAAGAAATGCTCCTGATAGTTTTCATCGTCCGGACGGTCGATGTCACCATCACGCAGGGGCATCTTGAGGTTAGGCGGAATCTTACCGCCCCACTTACGGGTCTTGCCATCCTCCTTGGCGGCCTCCACAGCTTTGTGGATCGCCAGCAGGGTTTTCTTGTCCGCCTTGGGGATCAGGCAGGAAACGGAATATTTCGCATCACCGCCGTTGATGCTCTTGGGCTCGAAGATGTTGGCAAAGGAAATGCGGCAAGGGATGACGACCTTGGTCGCGCTCATAGTCTTGTTTGCAGTAGCCATAGATTTGTAATCCTCCATTATGTTTTATTCGAGTGGTGTAAATTCGTCTGCGGCAGTACCGAGATCAACTGCCGGTCTGGGGTCTGAGTCCGGAACAAGTGCCAGCTTACCGGGCGGTTTCACGACATATTCACCCAGAACCTCCTGAAATTTCTTCTTGCCCATGAGCTTTTCAAACTCGGTCAAGGAAATCATCTCAGTCTTATAGATATCGGTATATCCAGCCTGTGTGGCAGCTCCCGCCACCGCTTTGGGGTCAAGGAACTGCCGCTTGCTGCGACCTTCCACCACCTTGTACCCATCCCAGCAGACACCGTGGTTGATAGCCTCGGAGCTGACATAGGCAAAGATGGCTTCGATCCATGACTCGATACGGTTCAGCGTAGGCAGCATCTTTTCGATGTCCGCCTTGGAAAGCAATGCCGGAGACTTGAAGGTCGGTGCTGTGGTGTCCGGGTCGTAGGATGCAGTAGCATCCGTTTCTTCCTGTTCATCTGCCAAAACGCCGGAATCCAGATCCAGGAATTCCGTTTTGACCAGCGCCAACGCCTCATCGGCGCAGGCTTTGCAGGAAGTACGGGCACGGCAGAACCGGCACCAGTCACCGGGAACCTGCTCGCCCTTGCCTTCAAATGCAAGTCTGGCTCTGGGGCGGACATAGTTTTCTGCCCAGTCCAGCAGCTCTTCCACACTGCATTCAAAGGTCGAGATGTTTTCCAGCCGGGGCTGGATGATGGTCATGGACACCTTGGTGATGCTATACAGATACCCATATGCGTGGTAAGCACCGAGAGCATAGAGCATCATCTGTGGGTTATGGTCGCAGCTGACAAACACGCCTTTTCCGTTTTTATAGTCCATGACATAGAGGGTGCCGTCTGCGATGATCACACAGTCGCCGGTACCGAATCCCTGCGGGACGAGATAACTGTAGTCCAGCCGTTCCTCCACCATGACCAACGGATGCGGGCAGGTTTCCTTTATGCGCTCGACTGTGGAGATGATGTACTCCGCATAGATGTCGGTATTGGCATCCATCTCATCGGTGTCGAACTCGGAAGTAGGCCGCCTCACACGCTCATGCAGATACTTGCGGAGCTTGTACTCGCCCAGCGCATGGGCGGCTGTTCCCTCCTCGGCGTACACCGAGGATTCATTGGGAAAATTCTGCTCCAACCGAGCCGATGGCGTACAGTTGAGCCATCTTTTCGAGCTGGATGCAGAGAGGATCGTGTGTACTTCGGGCATACGACACCTCCGTTACAGCTGGGAGATGTCTGCGAGGAACGCCTCGTACTTCGCTACCGGCAGTTCAGAAAGCTGACCCACGCCGTAGGTCTTCAGCAACTGACCGATTTTCTCGTTGTTGCTGCGCTTCTGCTTGATCTTCGCCACGATGACTGCCGTGATCTCATCCTTGGAGATGGTTACCGCAGGCTGTTCGGTTTCCGCCTTTTGGGTGGTGTCCAAATCAAAGGGCAAGTCATCTGCCGAGTCATCCGGGAAATCAGGAAGTTCCTCTTTCGCCTCCTCATCAGGGCTTTCTTCTGCCTGAGCTTCTTCGGTCGGCTCCTTGGGCGTCTCCTCCATCGTGGTCCGAGCGTCCTGTTCCTGTTTGCGAGGACGCTTCCCCGGTTTCTTACGAGGGTGAGGCACATCCTGTACCCTTGGTGCTGTGTCCACAGCAGGGAGCTTGGCCGGAGGGAGCCGTTTATCCTCGTCCTCCGCATCCTCAGAAGTGAGCTCCAGGAGTTCAATCTGCTCTGCCATGCCCTCGCACATCCGGGTCAGGCCGCGGAATACCTCCGTCAGCCCATCCACGATCTTCTTGAGGCCGGTCAGCATTTCACTCATCCTCGTCCACCTCATCCTCACCGTAGACAGAATCCAGATACTCAGCCTGAGCATCCAGAACCATCACGACGGCATCCTTGCACAGACCGGTCTTGGTGCAGATGGCGTCGATCATGGCCTCGATGTCGATATCCGGCTCCTCGTCCTGATCCTCGACACCATTGAAATAGGTGTTGCTGGTGCTGCGCTCATCCAGATGGATGTGGAGGTTCTCAACCTTCAGCATCACCGGGAGAATACGGCGCACTTCCGGGGCGCTGGTATTCTGGTTCTTATCGTTCATCATTGTGTTGCTCACTTTCCGCAGCCTTGAGCTGCATCTCCTGTTGACCGTCATCGGTCATGGTGTACTTCTGTGCAAGGCTCTTGACGAGCAGTTCTGCCACTCGCCCGGGTTCAGGAAGGGTATGCACAGGCTTCCCCAGTTCTTTCGCCTTGGCGATTTCCTGTGCCATGCCCTCCGACACCGTGTCGCCAAACACCCAAAGCTCATCTGCCTGTTCCAGCCATGACAGGCCAAACTGCATCCCGGCAGCACGTTCTGCTGCTACATCGTCCTTGAGAAAACGAGTGAAGTACAGATGTGGTGCCAGTGGTTGGATGCCCATCATAGCGAGGATGCGGCAGGCTTTGAGTGCCCGTTCGATATTGGACCGCTGTTCTGCCTTCCTGTCCGCCTCGGATACTGCGGTATGTCGGAACGGAGAGCAGACATAAACGGTCTTTGGGGCGGTGCTGCCGCCGGGCGGTCGCACCGGAGCCGGATTCTTTAAGGGATTGTTCTGGGGATTCTTGATGTTACTCATGGGGTGTAACCTCCCTGGATGTATTCGTGAGAGGAAGTCCTCTCATAAAGCGCACGATTTTTTGCCGTTTGGGAGGTACTTTC